GTAGAACGAAGTACAAAGGATTTCCGGTGGGATTATGAGCAAAATAATAAAAGCAAACTTCAATAAAAACTATCAAGTTGAGTCAGAAATGCGCGATGCGATCAGAGAGACCATTTTTAAGTTCGATGGACAAACCTCACTTGTAAGCGCAATCGGCGTCCTTGAGTTGGTCAAAACAGAATTGATTCAGGAGGTCGGAAATGATTGAACTAACCATGGATCAGATTAGAAAAGTATGCGCCGAAGAAGCCAAATATCAGCTAATTATTATGCGGCAATACTTAGATGAGAAAGAAGTTGTTTTCTACTTAGAGCTATTGCGCAAAAACACATCAATGATCGAGTTTGACTACTTTAAGAACCATTATGGATTTGGAGATATAGATCATGAGTGAAATAAAACAAATAAGCTCACCAATATCAAGCGGGTGGCGCGGAGACATAAACGGGCATATTGAAAACACCGGATCACATATCCAAGTGTCGGAAATCACCTTAAAACTTGATAAAGAAACAGCCTATGCGCTTTGCAATGTTCTTGCTGATAGCGCATTTCCGAAAGGGATTCTTTCAAAAGAACAACAAGTAAAGATAAGCAATCTTGGCGCTGCACTTGGTCGAGTAATTGACCACTATTCTGCGAATAACGGGGAAAGAGAGATTATTAAATGAGTGAAATAAAGCCAGTGAGCATTAAAACAGCAGAGGAACGCATTCACTCTCTAGCAATTGACGACAAATCTGTTTGGTGCAATGCGTATTTTGACGAGGTTCAAGAACTACGCGCAGCACTAGAAGCACTGCAAGCAGAGAATGCAAAGCTGAAAGAAGAAAGCCAAAACTACGAAAACGCAGTCAGAATTGTTCAAGAATGGAGTGGTCAACTTACACTAGCAAATGGAGAATTGCGCAACGATAACGCAGCACTCGTGAATGCGAATGAACAACAAGCAAAGCGGATAGCACACCAACAATACTTAATAGACACCCTCATGCTGGAATACTGCCCAGATGAGATGACAGAAGAGCAATGGGAAAATTGGAAATCACATCAGAGGAGAGTTGAGTTATGAAATACATATTAGCCATATCTTTATTACTTACTGCTAATTCTGCTATGGCTAATTGTAATGATGAATCTGCGAAGGCTTACATGCTGTGGAAGGAAGCTCGTAATCAGCCTATAGAAGCTCAAAGAGCTGTGTTGGATGTTCTGCACCACAGACTTCTAAAGTCTCGTCTAACAGCCTGTAAAGAGCTTATGAAGCCATCACAATACCCTTACATGAGATATGGTGTGAAGAAAGTTAGTAAAGAGTGGTTGACACACTACAGAACAGTACGTAGAATGCCTAAAGTGTTGCAGAGTGAGAAGTATATTTTCTTCAATCACTTTAGAAGTAAACACAAATGGGCAACAAAACATAAACGTATTGGGGATTTAGTGTTTTCACAGGAAAAGGAGAAGTGACATGGATTTATGTATAGAATGCTCTAGGAAAGGAGTAGGAGAATACTCTGCTAAAAGCTATATGTGTTTGTGCAGATTTATAGAAAAGACAGAACCTTTAAAACAACCAAGCAACACATCAAAACAGATGGTGAAGATTATTCTTGAAGAAGCTAAACGCAGAGGATACTCAGAGAGCTACATTGAACATCAAAAGAAGATATTTAATGTGGATGATAATATTGACAGAAGTAGTATGTGAAGGAGGAATAACATGGGTGTAGATTACACACCAATCTTAGGTATTGGTTTAGAGTTTGATGGTCGGTTAGAAGTAATAGAGTTCTTAGCAAAACATAGGATTATTTTTGATAAAGACTCTGAAGAAATTGAAGAAGATGGCATTATTGAGTTTATGTCAGGGCATTCAAGCAAACTGGATGTAGACTGCTTAAACTACTATTCAGGAGATTACTATTGGGTAGGGTTTAGAGTGTATCCGCACAAGCTAGAAGGCTTGGCAGACAGTATTGTACAAGCTGAAAGCAATTGGAAAGCTCTGTTTCCGAATGTAGAAGCTGGAGTTGTTTATACAGTGCAAATTAGTTAAGGAGAGCACATGAAAGAAATTGACAAAGTAAAAGCCTATTGTGTCATCAATGAAGTGACAATGCAACAAGTGTCCCAGTTTTATAGACGTAAGGGAGATGCTGAACGATGGATTAATGACGCTACTAAGTTTGATGGAGTATTTGCGGAGGAGTATAAAGCTAAGTGGTGCTACTGCGTGGCAGAGTTCGTGTTTGATAAATATTATGTTGTGGAGAATGTATGAGTGGAACTTATTACGGGATTAACAGTAAAGTAGCTAAAGCTCTGCAAGAATTCTGTTGTGGCGAAGAATTTGTATTGTATCGAGGAGCCTTCCGATGGTTTAACATGGACGATGAGGTAATGTCAAATCATTATGAAGGTATGTCTGTTGAGCAAATAGCAGAAGACTTTGAATATGAAATCGTGTACAATGCTAAACACGTAGCTATTTTTAAATTGAAAGGGTAATAATGATTGTTTTTAGACGCATTAAAAGTTATACTGAGCATGTAGATGAGTGTTGTTATCATAGAAAACTCACTTCTACAGATTGCCTCGACATAGCAAATAAACTAAACTTATTTAAGCACCAAGAAATTCAAGACTTGCGAGAATATGTTGCTCAACTTGAGAATCATATTAGAGGTCTTACAACGATTTATAGTGAATACCCAAATCCACCGTTTATAGGTGTTTATGAATTAAATGAGGCAGAGCCAAAAGGAAAACTTGTACGATGATTAAAAGTAATATGGAAGTAAGTTTGATTGACCACATGGGAAGTGATAGTTCTGTGGTACGCGCAGCACGTGTGAGCTTTGCTGGAGATAATAAAGAGTTTGACGAATTAAAAGATGCGAAGCTGATTCGATACTTAGCGAAGCATGGGCATATCTCACCATTTCATCACACGTTTATCACAGTGAAAGTGAAGGCTCCTATTTTTGTTTGTCGCCAATTGGTAAAACACAAGTTCATGCCTTGGAATGAAGAATCAAGACGCTACATTAACAGTGAACCGGAGTTTTATATTCCGACAGATTATCGCAAACCTGCTGAGAATGTGAAACAGGGTAGTAGTGAAGATTTAGTAACTACACATCATATTAAGTACTTAGACGACCATCATTGCACTGCGGAAGAAGCTGTAACAGCACATGCTAAAAATTCCTACACTTTGTATTGTGAACTGATTGATGCAGGAGTGTGTAATGAACAAGCTCGTATGGTGTTACCACAAAATATGATGGTGAACTACTACTGGTCTGGGACGTTGAGTGCTTTTGCAGACATGCTTCGACTACGCTTAGACGGACATACTCAAAAAGAGTCACGAGAGGTTGCTAAGATGATTCGTGATTTAGTAGAGCCTTTATTTCCTGTATCATTACCAGCTTTGTTAGGAGAAAACTATGAAAACAATTGAACAAATATTCTTAGAAACTAAAGCAACACTAGAACAACAAGCATTATCATCTGTCCAAGAAGCCCTTGATAAACTTTATATTGAATATCTCCCATATGTTGAAAACGATACAGCTTCTAATGTCTATTTCATGTCAACAGATTGGATACGTAGATACTTAGCTGGTAATCTCAGAGAAGATGATTTCAAGATTAACATTCTCGCCGAAGATGTTCGTAGAAAGATTTGGGATGAGAACAAAGAGGAATTGAAAGAGCTGATTGCTAAGGATGTACAAGACCGTCTAGCTTATTTGGAGAAGGAACTTCGAGCAAGTTGGGAACATAAATATTTTTAAGGAGAACAAAATGTTTAGCATATTCAAATCGAAACAAAAACGTGAAGCAGAAGCTTTAGCTAAATTGAAAGAAGATGAACGCAAGAAGAGTTTAGCACGTAGTATTCCTCCACAACGTAATCCAAGCAACTCCAGTGATGATACATGGGGTTTTCCTGCTGCAGCTCTGTACCCAAGCAACTACAACATTTCTGCACGAGAAGTGGAAAGTCCTAGTAATTTCTTGTCAGAAGGCTCTGGAAGCTTCTCTGGAGCTGGTAGTAGTTCTAGTTGGAGTAGTTCTTCAAGTGATGATAGTAGCTCTCGTAGCTGCTCTAGCTCTTCGTATTCTAGTAGTTATTCTAGTTCTGATAGCTACAGTAGTTCTTCTAGCGATAGCTCTTCTAGCTGCAGTAGCTCTGATTAAAACAAATACTTGACAAGATTCCTGACATGATCTACTATTGGTCTTGTTGGGAATTTTTATTTTACAGATAAGGAGAGAATATGAGTTGGCTTGAAGAGTTGAAAGTTGGAGACTTAGTGATAGTGTCTGACAGATATGGAGACGAGATAAAGAAAGTATCTAAAGTGACACCGAAACAAATCAAAGTGTTTGTAGACTCAACAGGGACAGGGTACGATTCATCTTACTGGAAAGAATCTGGTAATCTTGTTGGTCAAGACCCTTTCTACTATCGACACTTAAAAGAAGCTACACCCGAAAGATTGCAATTGATTAGGGATAAAAATAAGCTGAATAGGCTTACTAAATGGGTAAAAGACAGTAAGTTTTCACTAGAAGAGTTGGAATATTTCAAGACTTATATTGACAGTAAAAAGGAGAATGTTAATGAGTAATTTATACACAATTATTAAAGAGCTGCAGAATGCTTCCGGCTCAAATGCTAAGACAGCTATTTTAGAGGTTAATAAGGATAATGAGCTGTTGAAGGCTTACTTACGTGCGACGTATGATCCTGCTATCAATTACTACCAATCTAAAGTTTCTAAGAAGTTAGGGTGGAATTTAGATTACTCAGACTACTACGAGGAAAATGGAAATTATTATCCAAACTACTACCATATTTTAAGTGAGATGGAACGCTTATCAAATAGGGAACTAACAGGAGATAAAGCTAAAAACTACTTGAACGACTTCTACGCTTCTGTGTCCCCAGAATCAAAAGAGTTGATCGAGCTTATGTTGAAACGCTCTATCGGAGCTTCTGTAGGAGATACATTGATTTTGAAAGTGTTTCCTGATTTGTATTTTATTCCACCATATCAACGCTGTAGTTTGATGGATGCTAAAGTGAAAGATCGTTTTAGTAAGCTTGATAGTTTCTTAGTACAAGAGAAACTTGATGGAAGCTTTTGTTACCTTGTTAAAGAGGCTGGAAAGGCTCCAGAAGCCATCACACGAGCTGGTAGTCGCTATCCCGCAGAGTTTGCAGAAAAGCTCTCCACACCGCAATGTGAGGGGTTTGTTGTGATTGGAGAACTTGTCGTTCTTGATTACACAGACAACGAAGATGGTGAGTTATTAGACCGTAAAACAGGTAATGGAATACTCAACAGCATCTTGAAGGGTGGGGAGTTGAATGACAATTTGGAATTTGTTTTGGTAGCTTGGGATTGTATCAACACTGTAGAATTTAAGAATGGGTACAGTAAAGACCCCTATTGTAAACGATTAGAGATTTTAGAACTAGTATGGGAAACTCCTGTTAAAACTCATTACGTAGACTCTCTAGAGGGAGCTTATAAGATTTATTCAAAATATACAGCAGAAGGTAAAGAGGGTTGTGTAATTAAATCTAAAGATTTCCTCTGGCGCGATGGTACATCAAAAAATTGCATCAAGCTTAAGATCGAGTTTGAAGTGGATTTAGAAGTTGTTGCAATCCATGAAGGCACAGGGAAAGCTTCTGGAATGATGGGCAGCATCACTCTGAGGTCTAGCGATGGATTGATTGTGACAGATTGTGGTAGTGGCTTCTCAGATTCTGACAGAGCTGAGTGGTGGTCTGATAAAGATGCTCGCATTGGTAGCATTGTTACTATCAAAGGAAATGATATTATTTCTAAGCGTGAGAATGAAGTGAAGAGTATTTTCTTACCCATTTTCTTGGAGCACAGACTTGACAAGACAAAGGCTGACAGTTATTATCGTTGTTATCAGCAATTGGAAGCTGCTAAGAACGGAGGTAAATTGTGACGATTGATTACAGTAAAGTATCTAGATACACTCCATCAACAAATCATTCAGAATTCTTAGGAATGAAGATGCATGCAAGGGGTGATTATGTTTTGTACGAAGATTATGATGAGTTGTTGACAGCATATGAAAAGCTTATTGGGAAAGTTGGTGGTGGTAGTGCTTTTGAGGAGTTTTTATGAACAAACAAAAACTAATTAGCGCACTACAAAGTAGAATTGCCAAGAGAAGAAACCTCTTAGAAGATGGTTGGGAACTATTTGATGACCTACAAAGAGATGAAGATACAGAGTATGATGCTTATTACTTTGTAGTAAGTCTTATCAAAACTGGCTACGAACAGAAAGTTGATAAGCAACTTCTTCGTCAGCTTATTCTGGATGAGAGGGAGTTGAAAGAGTGGAAGGCTAGGTTTGATACTTCTAGTAAGGCTCTTGGAATTATTGCTAGCATGAGGGAGAAATAATATGATATTCATATTAAGTGTTTGGTTAATTTGTTGTATTGGTGTGATAGCTATGTTTTCAAGTATTATAAAAACCCAAAGAGAGAATTTATATAAATCTAGTATGTATATTCATAGGCTGAAAACTGTTGCAAAGATGTCGGGTTGCAATCTGGAAGATGTATACGATGATAGGGAGATGTGATGGGAACTTATTCAGGGTATGAGAAAGGTGGAAAGATAATGGCAACAAAGAATTATGCAACAAAATTTGAACCAGTTGAAACAATGGAGGATATAGCGAAGTATCCTATTTTAGCAATCCCAGAACGATTTATTTCTAAACAAGCTGCAGAGCATTATGGTATTCGTACAGCAGTTAGTCCTAAAGATGGTAAGACACATATTGCTCACTATTTTCCATACACACTTGAAAATGAGATTGTTGGGTACAAAAAACGCGACCTTAGCAAACCTAAGATGCAAGATGGACATTTCTCAATTGTAGGATTTCAGTCAGCTAAGTGTGACATGTTTGGAGTTACTGCTGCCAACAAGACAGGTGCAAAGAAGGCTTTTATCACAGAAGGTGAGTACGACTGTGCCGCACTATGGGATGTTATGAAGGCTAAGTATCCTTCTGCAAATCCAAATGTGGTTAGTATAAGTAATGGAACAGCTAATGCTGTGCAAAACATTGGACAGAAACACAATCAAAGCTTTTTGAAGAAGTACACAGAAACAATCTTAGTATTTGATGCAGATAAAGCTACACAAGAAGAACGTGAAAAACAAAAAATTATGAAGGGTAAAGATGCAGTAGCAGCAGTTTATGGTCTTATGCCCGACATTTTTGTGGCACAATTACCAGATGATTTAGACCCAATTGATATGATTAAGCAGGGGTTGGAAGATCAACTATACTGGTGCTGTTTAAAGCCAACAACATACACACCAGACGGGTTTGTGAAGTACGAGACATTCAAGGAAAAAGCGTCAGAACTTCCTAAGCTTGGCAAACCTTGGCCTTGGCCTTCAATGACTAAGTTGAGCTTAGGGAGACGACTTGGCGAAGGGCATTACTTTGGAGCTGGTGTTAAGATTGGCAAGTCTGAATTGGTTAATCAGTTATCAGAGCACATCATCAAAAATGAAGGTGGTAAGATTGCACTATTCAAATTTGAGGAAGAGCCAGAAATAACTTGCAAAAAGGTAGCTGGTAAAATGTTTGGTAAGGATTTCACCAACCCTGAGAAAGTTATTTTTATTCAAGAAGATGGCACTCTGAAGGACATTTATGGTAACGAAATTTACGATACATCACGAGGTTATTTTGACCAAGAGACTCTGACCAATGCGGTAAACTCCGTTGGTGACAACATTATATACTACAACAATTATGGAGCATGTTCTTGGGATATTGTGAAAGGCGCAATTCGACATGCTGTATTAGTAGAAGGTGTGCAGGATATTGTGCTTGACCCAATTTCTCGAATGGTGGCGGGTGTAGCTGCAGCAGAAGCTAACACATTGTTGGAACGATTCGCAGATGAACTTAGCAAGCTCGCCAAAGATTTAGGATTCACTTATTATTGCTTCTGTCACTTGAAAAGTCCTGAAAGTGGTGTACCTCACGAGCGTGGTGGTAAAGTGTTAAGTCACCAGTTTACAGGAAGTCGTGCTATGATGCGTTCTACTTATTATATGTGGGGTATTGAACGTAACAAAGACCCAGACCTCCCTGCGAAGGAACGTAATACCTCAACAATTGTACTGTTAGAAGATCGTAAGTATGGACGTAGTGGATACTTTAAAGTGTACTATAATCCTGAAACTGGAGATTACTTGGAGCCACCTGAAGGATTCTTAGAAAGCAGTTGTGAACGTATCTCCGAATACACAGGTTGTTCAACATTCTAAAATAAATCTTGACAGCTTCAAAAACTTCCTATAACATTGAGGCTGTCATTAACCAAAAGGAGAAATTATGAGCAAACTTCGTAAAGAACGTTGGAAAATTCTGAAGCACGTATTTGAAAACATGAAACAAATAGCTGAGACAGAAGGTAATGCTATTCACTATGATGGAGAGAATTATTCAGAATACGTTATCACAATTAATGACACATATATGACTTGTGGATTTGTACTTGATCGAAGCTGGCATGGTATTTACGAAGATTGTGAAGAGGATGCCAGAACTCCTGCAACAGAGATTTTGGAGCGTATCAAGGGTAGGATTAGTATTTATAAACAAACTAATATTTGGTAGGAGAACAAATGAAAACTAGCATCTTACAATCAATGCTTGCAAGGAATAAAGGGATCATTTTTGGTTTACATGAGCAACAAGAAGACCTTATGCGAGACATCCGGACAAATCGCTCTAATACTAAGAAACTACTCATAAGCATGGAGCAATTAGAATATCTCAATGATTCCTACTACCGGAAAAAGAGTTCTTTTGAAAAGAACTCCAAGTCCCTCAAGCAATTAGCAGAAATTCAGAAGGAGATTAAAGAGGAGATTAAGCACAATGATGCTATGGAAGCTTATTTATTAATGTTGGCTTTGAGGGATTAATATGGATTACTTGAAAGTAAAGAAATTACACAGTATTGGAGATAGTGGAGGAAGTGATCTTTGTGTATATGATGATGGTGGCACATTGAAGTTCTCTATGGCAAGTCCAACACGTCCTATACCAGAGTGTAAACCAACAGCAGAAATGTTGAAGAAGGCTTTGGAGTATGTTGAGAATTATGCAGATGATTGTGATAAATATCTAAACGATTTTGAGGACGGTAAAGATAGGGCTTACAGAAATGTGGCAGCTCATTTGGAAATGTTGATTAAGGAGGCTAGATAAAATGGCTAAATATGTGAAGTGTGTTGATAATGATTTGAACAGTATTCCTTTAACAGTTGGTGGTATTTATAAAGTACTTGACTATGATTCAGCTTCCTATATGATAGAGGACGACACTAAATGCGTAGAGTGGTGGAATAACTACCGATTTGAGGAACTACCAGAAGCCATCACATTCTCCTCACAACAAGAGTTTGAAGATGCTGTAATGAATGTGCTTAAGGGTCGCTTGGAAGTATTTGAGTGGAGGGAAGGCTGTAAAGAGTATTTTCATATGGAGGATAACAAATGAAACTAACTAAAGTAGATATTGCAAAAGCACTTGGAATGACTTACAATGGAACTTCTTGGGTGGCTGACAGTGACGAAGAAGAGTATGAAGCTCACGAGTTTAGCTTTGGTGGCAAGATAATATTTGTTTGGGCTACTTACAGAAACTTAGACGAAGCTTGGGAAGAAGCTGCTGAGAAGTTGTTAGAGCCTTTGGTAGATTATTTGCTTGGGAATTTGGATGATTGATAGGGAGGTGTGAGTATGGCAACAGAGCTTGTAGGTTGGTATGTTGATGCAGAAGCTGATGATTTATATCTGCAAGCTTCTAAAACTTGGTATGCTAAATTAAAAACATTCGATGGCAGTAGAGAGCTGCAGGTATTCCCTTTCCGAGATGGAGTAGAGGATACATACAATAAAATCTCTGAATGGATACATTCGTTTCCTGATGGCACACTTGTAGCTGGACACAACATTCTTGGTTATGACTTATGGCTGTTCTGGAAACTTTACGACATTGTACCTCGTGTTGGTAAGCAGTCTAAAGATTGGCTTGATGGTAAGCATGTACAATTTGTTGACACATATGTTTTGTCAATGTTCTTGAATCCAGACCTACCTAAGCATTCTCTTGAGTATCTATCAGGTGGTGATGAGAACGAAGATGGTAAGATTAACTATCGCAAGAGTCTGATTGAAGTTGGAGCATTAGCATCTGATGCACCTAAAGGAGCTGAGTTCAAGTTCTTTCACGAGCTTATGGTTCCATACTGTGATCGTGACGTTGACGCAGGTATTGTCGTCTTGAAGAAGTTATGGAATAAGGCTAAAGAACTCTATAAAGATGAGTGGCTCCATCCTAGCTTCAAGCAGATTCAGAAAGACTTCTGGCTTTACAGTGCTCAAGCATATACTGGCGTAAAGTTTAACAAAGAGAAAGCAGAAGCGTTAGTAGAGGTTGTCACAATTGAGATGCAGAAGCTTAAAGAAGAAGTAGACCCATTACTACCTCCAAGACCTCTTAAAACGGCTGAGGAAGCATTCTACAAGATGCCAGCAAAGCCTTTCACTAAGTCTGGAGAAATGTCTGCTAACATGGTTAAATGGCTTGAGAAGCACAACGCAACTATTGATGCTGAGGGATACATTCATGCTTATGGTACAAAATGTAAACTTGAAGCTAACAAGGTGTTCCCTATTAAGCTCCCAATGGAAATCGACGATAATACTGAGCTTAAAGATTGGTTCATTGCACAAGGGTGGGAGGCTAGTGAAGGATTTTGGAACTTCAAGAAAGACCCTGTAACGAAGAAAAACATGCGCGATGATAAAGGTAAGCTGATTCCTACAACTCCTAAGATTCAGTCTCAAGGTGTTATCTGTCCAAACTTATTAAAGCTTGAGGGAGAAATTCCAGCTAAGGTTGTAAAGTTCTTGTCCTACCGTAATCGCTTAGGTGTTGTTACAGGTTGGTTGAATAACTGGAGACTTGATTTTGATGGCAGACTGAGTGCTGAGATTAGTGGTTATGCCCCTACAAGTCGTGTTAAACATCGTCTCATCTGCAATGTCCCGAAGGCAGATATTAAGGTGTTACTTGGGAATGAAATGCGTGACTTGTTCACATGCGAGGATGGTTATCATTATGTAGGTTGTGACGCAGCCGCGCTGGAGGCGAGAACCCTCGCAAGCTATACTTGGAAATATGACTACGGTTCGTATGCTAAGTTATTGCTTGAAGGAGATGTTCATACTGCTAATGCGTTTGCTTTTTTTCCTCACTTGCACAAAGAATTCGACATTAACGAACCTGAATTGAAAGAAAATCCTAAGTTTAAGCCTTGGAGAAATAAGGCTAAGACAGGGCAGTATTTATTAGCTTTCGGTGGAGGAGCACCAAAGCTTGCTCAGAGCTTAGGTTTATCATCAACAGAGGGTAAAAAATCTTTCGATAACTACTGGACTACTAATGCAGGATTAGGATTGTTGAAAGAAGCTGCTGAGAAATATTACACAACAGTTGGTAAGAGTAAATACATTGTAGGAATTGATGGGAGACAAGTTTCTGTGCGAGGCAAGAACGTCTTACTATCGTGTTTAGGACAAGGCTTAGGTGCTATCTGTATGTCTTATTCAGCTTGTTTTATGGATACTTGGTTGGGCGAGTTACACCTAGATGATAAAGGCAGACCTCATTATGTTTACAAAGGATTTATTGTAAAAAGGTTGTCAAAAGTGCATGACGAATACTCATGGGAAGTTGAAGATGGGTTAGAGGAAGAGATTCGAGAAATGGCAGAGAAGGCTATTGTCAAAGCAGGTGAGTATTTAAAGCTATCTATTCCCTTAGCTGCTGAAGGTAAGGTCGGGAAATCATGGAAGGACGTACATTGACAATTACCTGTTTTCGTTGTACAATATTGTTTTAACTTTACAAGGAAAACTTATGGAAATTGAAGAGTTGTTTTATTATTGCGAGGACAGCCCAACAGGTCTGCGAAGAAAGACTGATTGGGTATCTGGTAAGAATTACAAAGTTATTAGAGGGTTCAGAGGGGATGTAGCTGGAAGTCAAGGGGGAGGTAGATGTCAATACTGGATGGTTAAGGTTGGAAACAAAACACTACGTTGTCACAGAATCGTGTGGGAGTTATGTCGTGGAAAACTGGATAAGACTGTGCAGATAGACCATATTGACGGGAACTCTTTGAACAACAGAATTGAGAATCTTCGTGTTGTTACTAACAAAACCAACTCTAGAAACCAGAAATTCAGGAGTACGAATACCTCTGGCGTATGTGGAGTTGGTCTTCTTATAAATAAAACAAAAAGTGGTGAGAACAGGTATTGGAAGGCTCAGTGGAATAACTTAGAAGGTAAAAGATGTGCTAAGTGCTTCTCTGTGGCTTTGTATGGGGAGGAAGAAGCTTTCAAACTAGCTTGTAAGTACAGGGAGAAGGTGATGCAAGAACTTAACGAAGCAGGAGCTGGGTATATTCCTAGACATGGCACTTGACAAGTCCAACAGAACGCTCTACAATATCACTTATTAACAAACAGAAGGAGGAATTATGACAACAGTATCACAAGTAGGAAACATTGACAGCAACGAGAAAGGCTCTGGTGCTCGTTACAATAGTGGGAAGCCTGATTATTCAATGTTGTTATTGAGTGATTTTGCGGAGTATATTGCCAGCACAGTGTCTTCAGATTTTTGTGACTTAACCAATGTGTTATTTCAACTTGGGGAGTTTCAGAAGACCCACAGTGCTGTAAACTTGGGGACAATCTTACAGATTCTTGGAGACGATGCTATAGAAGAATCTACGCATGTGTTCACTTACGGAGCAGCTAAGTATAAGAAATTTAATTGGATGAAGGGTATGCAGTGGAGTGTTCCTTTAGCATGTGCAGTACGTCACACGTTGGCAATCATTAATGGTGAAGAAGTTGATGCAGAGTCTGGACGCAAACATTTGGGACATATTTGCTGTAACGTAATGATGCTAATTCACTATACGCAATACTACAAAGAAGGTAATGATTTGCCTCCACGAGAGTTGTTTGAGGACAGTTATGAGTAGTCTACAAGAGCCACCTATGTTATACTTCCTAGCAATGCTATCAAGCTTTGTATTCGTGTTTCTCAAAGCATGGCAACAGCAAAACATCGCTCATAGAACATACTGGTGGATTATGCCAACTTCTATGTTAATGGCTGTGACAGAAGTTTACTCTGTTTCCATTATGGCTAAGAATGGGCTTGGGTGGATTGTAGTCTTTGTAGGAGTTGGAGCAGGTCTTGGTGGATCACTGTCAGCTTACTTGCACCATAGATTCTTAATCAAGGAGAAACCATGCCAACAATAGAGGCTAAGTACAACTACCTCCTATCACTCCTCGAAATACAAGACATAGATTTATTTGAGAAAGATGCTTGCATAGGAATGCCAAACAGGATATACTTTCAATTCAATGAGTATGAAGTTGTAGGAATGTCTGTAGATGATGTTTTGAATAAGTTAGTAAAGGAGAAAACATGAAACGAACAGTGAAAGAATTATTGCTCAAAGATTTTAATCTAGACGGATACACTGTCGGAGCTGCTGTAGATTTATTAAACAATTTTAACAGAGATGCTAAAATAGAATTTCTAACTCGATGGGAGTATGATACGTGCTTTGAGATTGAGTTAGTCCGTGAGCAAACAGATGAAGAGTATGCTTCAGAGCTTGCCAAGAAACAAGCGGAAGAGACAGCAGAGAAAGTAAGAGAGTATGAAGCGTATTTGAAGTTGAAGGCTATCTACGACAAACTCGATGAAAATGTTTGACAAGAAGTTTTAAAGTGTGTATAATTACGTTTCAAGTGTAGCACATTCATTCTAATGTGCAGGCAGTGTAGTGTCTTTAGGCAAGTGCTCTACGCAAATCTAAGTAGCAATTCTATAAAGGAAACTAAACAATGGCAACTAAACAAAAAGCTCAATACGGTACTATCGAAGGTACTCTTGTCTACGCTAAAGTAGGTCAACCAGACACCAAATATCAAAGTACAGATAAGGAGTGGAGTATTGAAGTAATCGTAGACGAAGATACAGCAGATGCATGGGATGCACAATTTAAGAAGCAACCAGCTAAGAAGATTAAAGCTTCTGAGTTTGAAGCTAAATACAAGATTCCTGTACCTGATGCTTTGAAGAATGAGAAGAACGTCTTTGGTATTAAGCTCAAACGTCAAGCTACAAATGATGGTGTGCCAGTGGATGATGAGTTCCGTCCAAAGGTGTTTGTAGATGATACAGAAGGTAATCGTACAGAGATTGGTCAAAGTAGATTGATTGCTAATGGCTCATTTGGTAAAGTCTCTTACTACATCTCTACAAATGACTTCGGTACATTTGCTCGTTTGCAAAATGTGTTGATGGAAGAGGATAATTTTATTGAGTATGAGTCTTCTGGTGGCAGTGGCAAGGCTGGTGATGAGTTTGGCTCTAAGCCAGTGAAGACAGAAGCTCCTCGTAAGGAAGTTCTTGAAGCACGTCCTGGGAAGGCAGCTCCAGCTAAGAAAGCTAAGCCAGTGGTGTTGGAAGAAGATGACCTTGAAAGTTCTCCTTTCTGAGTGTAAAGTAACTTAACCGTATGTAATACAGACAAAGCCCTTGCTCCTCGTGGGGGTGAGGGCTTTATAGTTTTATAAGGAGAAGAATATGGGAATAGTAAAACATTTTAGAAGTTTAGGTGACGAAGATGAAGTACCTGCAAGAAATCTGTACGTATTAGAGAACACACAAGGATATAACGATTATAATAACGGGTATTCTCTGTCTCAGAATCCTTACAATGCTAAGTATTCGGAGGCACAGAACATTGCTTGGCAAGTGGGTTGGTTACGTGCTAAACAAGACTTGAACATGTTTGGTATTTAGTTAGGAGAACAAATGGAAGACATTACAACACTACGACAGTTCACTCTGTGGATGTTCAAGCAACCTCAAGCTGAGGAGATTCTGGCAAACTCTCCAATATTGCGACAGGTTTATAGTGAGATTAAACGTAGCACAATTAACAAGCGACAGAGGTTAAAAATGGTTGCTATGAGGAAGGGGAAGCGATGAGTAAACTTGTTTTTGATATAGACTTCATCATTTTTGCAGCAGTAAGCATCGCAGAAGAGAAGTTTATCACAGCAACACATGTTCCTACAGGTCGTAAGTTTGAATTTGATAACAAGACGAGTTTGTGGGGGCATTACAAGAAAAAAGAAGGTGGCTGGATTGCAGAAGAGAATGCAAAGAACGGTAACAACTTCTACAAACCTGAAGATTTTGAAGTGGTAGAGTGTCAACGTCCAAGACCTTTCAAAGTCAAGTATGTAGATAAACTCACAGGTGAGCCTGACCCATCTAAAGATTATTTCATAAGCCCTTGGGAGGGCGCTAAGAATGTTCTAAACTCTAAGATAGAGAGTATCTGTGAGAAGCTGGGCACAAAAGAGTATTTCGGGTACACTAGCAAAGGGAAGACATTTCGAGAAGACATTGCAACCATCTTACCCTATAAAGGCAATCGTACAGGACTCAGACCTTTGCTACTTGACAAGATGAAAGACTACGTATGTGAGCGACACAACATCACTTTGGTAGAGAATATTGAGTCTGATGATGCTGTCAACATTGCAACGCTTGAAGGTTACAATAATTGGGTCAAGAATGGTAAGAAGGACTGTGACAAAGTTATCTGTGTTCAGGAAGACAAGGATGGCAAGCAATGTAGTGGTTGGCACTTCAATCCTAACAAAGACGATAAACCAAGACTTATAGAAGGGCTAGGAAGCCTCTGGTTGGACTCTAAAGGTAAAGTAGATGGTTGCGGTAGGATGTGGCTATTACATCAAGTGTTAAGTTCAGATGACAGCGATAACTATGCGAGCAATTCAGCATCTGATATTGCTTGGGGTGAAAAGAGTTCTTACAAGTTATTGAAGGACTGTAAGACAGATCGAGAAGCATTTGAAGCTGTTGTAAAAGGTTACAAAACACTTTACCCAAAACCTATAACTATGGTAAACTTTCGAGGTGATACAATCGTTGTTGATTGGTTATACGCAATGAACGAAAACTTCAACTTGGCAAGAATGCTTAGAAAGGTAGATGAAGGTACTATAGATATTGCCACTGTGTTGAAGAAGCTTGACATCCCTCTGGAGGACACACAATGAGCTGGAACAACGTACTACCAGCTTGGATGCTATTTGAAGAGTCTGCCAAACGTCATGCTATGTGGAGCTGTGCAATGGAAGAGGAATGGGATGCTGGTATTTCTGTAGAGGTTCCTAGGAGCTTGTGGAGCATCTCTAGCGCATGTTTTGAAAGTTACAATGAGGGGAAATGGAATGAAGGCAAATAAAAAGAAGCCTGACATATTCACATGGCTTCGTTCAGGACTTAGGAAACTCTCTCAGCGTCACGCACCAATCTATGAAGCGAAAGCTGCAGCAAAGCGACCCTACACAGGAGACAATCCAAGACAACGTGTGTGTTTTGAATGTGCTGAATGCAAAGCTCTTGTAGCTAATTCTGAATGTGCTGTCGATCATATTGAAGAAGCAGGACAGCTTACATGTTGGGATGATTTAGGAGAGTTTGCACGTAAGTTGTTCTGTGCCAAGGAAGGCTTGCAAGTGCTCTGCCACGATTGCCACAATATTAAGACACACATGGCAAAGAACAAATGCAGCAAAGAAGAAGCAGAGATACAGAAGTGTGTAATCAATATTCTAAAAACAGAATCTAAAGAGGACGTTATTAACTTCATCAATATGTGGGATTTTGAAGAAAACTACTTGACCAATAACGAAGCTTCACGTAGAATGAGTTTGTTGGAGATTTACAAATTTATTTATAAGGAGTGAAACACTATGAGAGCTAAATGTATTCGTAACTATTATGGCGTAAATCGTTTTAATGTTGGGCAAATTTATGAAGTAAGACCATCTCACTCTACTGGTCTTGTTGATGTGTTGGTTAAAGGGGAGTGGAGTATAGGATGGGCTGACAACAGGTTTGAATTTTTGTATGAAGTATCCGCAGAACCAGAAAAGAAACTCAACACAACCTCCTTAGCACAACACTTAGTCTCAAAGCTCTTTGAGCTAGGTAACGAAGGCGATAAGCTTACAAATCGTATTAGCTTCATGGTGGGAACATACGGAGTTGATGATGAGTGTTCTGGTGGAATGAATAAGGTTGCTTTAGAGAAGTTCTTTGAACGTGTTATTGAGAGTTATAAGGAGAATGTATGAACATACCAGAGCGTTACACAAAAGAGGATGCTACAGAGGAAGATAAGCAAGTGTATGAGCAATACAAAGGCATCCTGAGTAACTTTAAAACAGCTACAGAGGGTTTGTATATGGTTATGCAACCATTATATGCACCATTAATTGAACATAAGGAGAATGACATTGAATAATAATAACGACTGGAAACAACTGGCAATCCGACTTGCCGAGACTAATGCCCTAAGCTGGAGAGGAATTGCACGAGAGTTAGATGTACCTAAAAGCTCTGTATCAGATCACCTCCGAGCTTACTATAAAGAACGTGAGAAGGTGGATGATGATACGGATGCTGTCAAACGGGTTGATGAGATGTATGAACAAGCTAGTGTAGTTGCTGACAAAGAATCAGTTAGTTATGAGTCTGTATTCAAGATAGCCACAGACAAAACAAAACAAGAAGGAACACACTTATTCATTCCAGATGTGCAAGCCAAAGAAGGTGTAGATTTTTCTCACTTAGCTGCACTAGGTAACTACATTGTTCATAAGAAACCAGATGTGATTATCAATATTGGCGATTTTGCTGATATGGAAAGTTTATCTTCTTGGGACAAAGGTAAGAAGTCTGCTGAGGGTAAGCGAGTTATCAAGGATATTAATGCAGCTATTGAAGCTATGTGGATTTTATTAGAGCCTTTGTATAATCTGCAACAATTAGAGCTTGAAGAATTCGGAGAGATTAAATACAAACCTCGGATGGTTTTGTGTCTGGGGAACCATGAGGACAGGATTACTCGCCATGTAAACAGTTGTCCAGAACTTGATGGATTCTTAGGAATACACAGTTTAAAGTACGAAGAGTTCGGTTGGGAAGTTTATTCTTTCCTAACTCCAGTAACAGTAGGAGGAATTGCATATTGCCACTACTTCCAAAATGTAATGACAGGCAAGCCAATGACAGGTACTGCAGCTAATATGCTCCCTAAAATTGCACGTTCATTTTCGATGGGACACCGCCAAGTGTTAGATATTGCAACTCGTTATTTGCAGATTGACGGAGAGCAACAGTTTGGATTGATTGCAGGTGCATTTTACATGCACGAAGAAGATTACAAAGGTCAGCAGGGGAACCATCATTGGCGGGGAATTGTTGTTAAGCATAATGTAAAAGCTGGTAGCTACAACCCTATGATGGTAAGCATTGATTGGTTGTTGGAGAACTATGGAGAAACAGTATGAACAATACTACACTAAAACAAGAGTTAGAAAAGTTATCTGACAAAATCTTTGATAACGCAGATGAATTTATCAGTGTAATGTTTCCTAATGTCAAACCAGATACAGAACTATGCGGTGTGTACTTTAGTGCATATTCTTGCAGAGTTGAGATGGTATTATATTGTGGTCAGCATATCGTGGATGGAGTACCTATGGGCGCAGTGTTACAGTGGTTGGAGGATAAATAATGCAATCCATTACAATCCCTCTATTCAGAAACATCCTACTAACACTCTATGAGAGCGGCTACATATCAATAGCTCCACAAGGGAACGTAGGAGTTCTTGCAGACAAGACAGCTCTCTTTGACGACAAAGGATATTCTGTAGGATGTACACAGTATCATTATGGTGTGGCTTATGCGTATAAGAACGAACCAGATTTGTTAGAATATTTGAAAAGCCTAGACTTGAAGCCCCAAACACTGTATAATGCTTTTATTGTTCAAGAGAAATTACAAGAGCAAATGCGACAGCACATGGGAAATTTTAACTTTAATTTTTAGGAGGGTTTGTTATGAACAAATCATATCGGATACAATGCACGATAGATGTTGGGGACGAGTATTCAGAAATGACAGCCGTACAAAATCTAACATCATTTATAATGGATGACGGAGACAATTGGTGTATAGATAATGTGCAAGTGATTAATGTGGAAGAAATTACAGAAAAGGGACAATAATATGAGCTATGACAAAATGGAAGATACAATTCAAGAGGCTTACAAGAATGTGAAGCTGTTTAACCAGATTGCTTCCAACTTAGACAACGTAACACCAGAGAGTATTGATAATCAGATATCATTTATTTGGGAAGAGATGTGTGAGGCTATTGATGCTGTGGAAGCTAAAGATGAAGTTGAGCTGTTAGATGCTACGTGTGATGTTTTCGTAACAGTGACAGGGCTGATGCAGAAATTAGAGGTAGCTGGCTTTGATGTGTCTGGAGCTTTGAAGAAAGTGAATGAGAATAACTTGCAAAAGTTTCCTGAGTATGATGTACGCAAAGATGTAAATGAGCTAGCTCCCCCTAATACACGCACCATTATTGATGGTAATCATTGTGTATTAGTCTTTAAGGATAAAGATACAGGAAAGATTCGCAAACCAACAAACTTTGTACCTGTTAATCTCTCAGGACATGAAGTAAAAGGTTTCTTATCAGGAGGTGCTAATGTTTAATATTAGTTGTAGTGATCTTTTGAAGTTAGACGACTTTGCAGGAATGAATGAAGTAGAATTGATTCACCCTAAGAATGATGAGATAGTTCTTAATCATGCTCGTACAGCGGGCATGGATATCACAGGGGGCTATGAGTATTCTGCATCACAGCATAAAAATATGTTTGGTAAAACTGTAATAGGTTATCGGTTGGTTGGGGAGCTTAGGAATGACTCTACATTCCGTTCAAGCCTCTTCTGTACTCCAGAAGTGAGAACACTAAGTCATCTTCGACGTGACGTAAGCTTGACACAAGAGATGGTAAAGCTGTCTGGAGGTTGTTTCTCCTATGGTAAAAATGCTGAGGATGATGCAGAAGATGTGCGAGAGTATGAAAGTATGTGGGAACCAGATTGGCAGGTTTTAGAGCAACAAATCAACCTGTTAAACCAGATTGCTATTGACATTCGAGGGACACCTTACGGAGCCAATGGTGGGTTAAGAACTTGGTATGAGTACCAAGAGACTTGCGGGGGCTAATATGGCAAAAAAATTAGTGTATGGTGTTGGTGTAAATGACGCTGATTATGTTGTAAGTGTCGTGGAAGCTATATCAAATAAAGGGGAGAAACAGGTACAAAGAGTGGTATGGAAGTGTCCTTATTACCAAAGGTGGATGAATATGTTAATGAGGTGCTATAGTCCAAAATATCAGGCGAGACAAACCTCTTATGTTGGCTGTTCAGTATGTGACGAATGGCTTTTATTTAGTAATTTTAAAAATTGGATGATGACTCAGCAGTGGGAGGGTAAAGCCCTAGATAAAGATATCCTCTGCAAGGGTAATAGAGTATACTCTCCAGACTTTTGTGTCTTTGTTGATCAAAACGTAAATAGCCTTCTAGCAGATAGTGCAAAGAAACGAGGAGAGTTCCCAATCGGTGTAAGCCTCCACAAAGAGAGCCAAAGATTGTTAGCCACTTGCCTAGATGGACGGAGAAAGAAGGTGCATTTAGGTTTCTTCGATAATGCAGATGACGCACATGAAGCTTGGAGAAAATATAAACACGAATTAGCTTGCAAACTTGCAGAAACTCAAGTTGATGTCAGGGTCAAGAACGCATTAAAAACAAGAGACTTGGCCTCGGAGTATCAGGAGGTGTTGAATGGAAAGTAACCAGCTATATTATTGTAACTCAGGAGTATTAGTTGCAAATATTATAAAGACACTCCATAATGTGTTAGAGCAATATCCAGAAGCAACATTGCATATTACGCAAGATGGGTATATTGTTGTTTGTAAATAGGAGTTGAAATACTGAAGAGTGAGTGGTATAATAGTCGTTCCCTCTTCAGAAAAGAGAATTTAAAAATAATTATTGAAAGGTTAACATGGATAAAAAAGCATTAGCAGATATTACAGTATTTAACAAATATGCAAAATTTGTGCCTGAGCTAAATCGACGCGAATTGTGGGGTGAAATCGTAGATCGTAATGCAGCTATGCATAAAGAAAAATACCCACACATGGCTGAAAAGATTGATGATGTGTACAGTAAATTTGTGAAGACAAAACGTGTACTACCTTCCATGCGATCACTACAATTCGGAGGTCGTCCCATTCTTTTAAATGAAGCTCGTATTTTTAACTGCGCATACGCTCCAGCAGAAAGTCCAAAATTCTTCTCTGAGTTGATGTTCTTGTTGCTTGGTGGAACCGGAATGGGGTATAGTGTACAGCAGCGACACGTTGGTAAGCTCCCCAAGATTAAGCAACCAGAAAGTGATGGAGAGTATAAGTTTCAGATTCAAGATTCGATTGTAGGCTGGAGTGACGCAATCAAAGTAGTGTGCAAAGCTTTCTTTAATGCTGGAACACTTCCTGTATTTGATTACCGTGATATTCGGGAAAAAGGAGCAGACTTAGTAACAACAGGAGGACAAGCTCCGGGTCATGCGCCTTTGAAGGCATGCGTGGAACAGTTAGTGGCTTTATTGCGAGGAGCTATCGGGCGTAAGTTGAAGCCTATTGAAGTACATGATATGGCTTGTATTATTGCAGATGCTGTCTTAGCTGGAGGTATTCGTAGAGCTGCTATGATTTCTTTGTTTGACCGTGACGATGAAGAGATGCTGACAGCGAAAGCTGGTGAATGGTACTTGACTCATCCGTATCGTGCTCGTTCTAACAATTCTGCAGTGTTGCCTCGTGGTGATGTAACTGAAGAAGAGTTTACAAACTTGATGAAGCGGGTTGAAGAATCTGGCTGCGGTGAGCCGGGTGTGTATTGGACTAATAACGAAGATTGGGGAACCAATCCATGTTGTGAGATTGCACTACGTCCTTATCAGATGTGTAACTTAACAGAGCTAAATGCTGGTAAGATTTATACTCAAGAAGAGTTTAATGAAGTAGCAAGTGCAGGAGCTTTCATCGGCACATTACAAGCAGGCTATACAGACTTCCACTACTTGAATCCCAAATGGAAGATTGCTTGTGAGAAGGATGCTTTGCTGGGTGTGTCAATGACAGGAATTGCATCTGGTACTGTTGAGAAGCTTGACATGAAAGAAGCTGTAAAACATGCGAAAGAAACTAATGCTGAAATCTCTAAGATGATTGGCATCAAGAAAGCAGCACGAGTCACCGCAGTAAAACCTGCAGGAACAACTTCTCTTGTCTTAGGTACATCTTCTGGTATTCACGCATGGCACAACGATTACTACATTCGACGTATGCGGGCAGGTAAAGACGAAGCATTGGCAATGTATATGATGACAGTAGCACCTGACTTGGTAGAGCAAGATGTGTTTGTACCACACCAAGTAGTTTTGAGCTTCCCACAGAAGGCTCCTGAAGGTGCAGCATTACGTACAGAGTCTATGTTGTCTTTACTAGAGCGTGTGAAGAATGTGTCTTTGAATTGGGTTGCACAAGGACATCGTAGTGGTACTAATAAGCACAATGTGTCTTGTACTATCTCGGTTAAAGATGGAGAATGGAAAGAGTTGACTTCGTGGATGTGGGATAACCGTGAGCACTATAATGGTATTTCTGTTTTACCTTACTTTGGTGCAGAAGCTTATCCGCAACTGCCATTCGAGGATATTACAAAAGCGCGTTATGAAGAAATGTTGCCGCTATTAGAAACACTTGACATTAGTCAAGTGTATGAAACAAATGGTAAGTCAATTAATTTATCATCTGAAATTGCATGTTCAGGTGGTGGTTGCGATATTATTTAAGGAGAATAAATGTTAACAGTGTACTCAAAAACAAACTGCCCTGCGTGTATCAATGTTAAAGTTCTTTTAGATAAATACGGCATTAGTTACGAAGAAATTAATATGGATGAAAATAAGGAAGCTAAAGAGTTTATTATCTCTGAAGGACACAGACAAGCTCCTCAGATTTATAAAGGTAAAGATGTGTTTGTACAAGGTGGTTATCTTGGGCTTATTAAGATGACTGAAACAGAAGTTAAGAAGTTACTTTATGGTACATGAATACAATGGGAGGATTTAAAACTTCCTCCTATAAATTTGTGGAATGCTCCTAGAAAATAGTTCTTGACAAAGGAAAGCTCTTAATCCATAATAGAGCTTTCCAAACAAACTAAGGAGAATAATATGTGGACATTGATATTTGTTTATAGCTTGTATGGAAGTTATATTCCGCACACAACAGGCAATAAAGCAGAGATATCGCACCCTGTCACTGTCACCAAAGACTTCAAGACAAAGCAAGGCTGTGAGTTTGTGCAGAAGTGGCTTGAACAGAATACTGTAAATAATCGTAAACGTATTGATGTATCTATTTGCATTAAAGGAGAATAACATGAGTAAATGGAAATTTACAGACTTTGGTGGTGAACTGTACGAGGCAGAATATTTAGAAAAGTTTGATTTCTTTGTTATCCAAAGAATTGATCGAGTTACAGACGTAACTTTTGAATTTGATGTTGAAGAAGTTGAAGATTACCTCAACAGAGGCATTTGGAGACGACTTTCATGAGCCTCAAAGAATTATGGCAACAACCTGAATACAAGGAAAGACTGAAAGAATCTCACAGGCTTGCAAGAGAACGTATTGCTAAAGTGTTTGATTCAGAATACGACTCCTTAGAGTCGTTAATTCTTGAGATGGCTGATAATCCTCACTATCCGCATAAATTTAAGTTCAAAGTGCTTAATGAGAGACGCGCTAAGAGTAAGAACAATAGGATTGGGAGTGGAAAGTATTACACCAAGTTTTGTGCGGAAGTGTCTCACTGTGGGAAGTATTTTCTAATATCTCCTGAGAGTAGTGAACACGCTAAGGTTGTAATGTCTATGTCAGAGTTAAAGCGTTTGGAAGTTGTAAAGCGGGTGGTAGTCTTTATCAAGAACACCTATCGTAAATTCAAGAAGGAGGAATGAAATGGATTTTATTAAAGTATGGTGTGAATATGATATGTCTGGACAGTTTGGGGGCAACAGTAATGAGGAAGTATTTATTGTGTCGGATTCACTGACAGATGCTGAAATTGATAGTCTAGTGTGTAAAGAACTCCAGTGGATTTGGAAGGATGTAATGGAGGAAGATGCACAAGCTGAGAATATCATTGAAGCAAGGTTAGCTGGATGGGAATATATCACAATACAAAATTTGGGGAGTTAGTGATGAGTTTTATTGAGATGGTCTTTGCCGTAATGGTAGGTGGATTACTTGTAGTAAGCACAGTAGGTTATTGTCTGTACATTGGCTGGAAATGGGTTTGGAAAGACGTTATGAAGGATTTGACTATAGCTTATGACGTATATTTGAAACGTAGTTATGAGACATTTGAGGAGAATAGATAATGGCAATCAAAAAGGAAACACTCACATCACTTCGTAAGGATGTTAAAGAGTTGAAAGAGCAGTTGGAGAAAACTAATAAAGAACTTGAGTCTGTGAAGTCAAGTAAGGAGTATTACAATAAACGTGCTGAGAAAGCAGAAGCTGAGACGGAGAGCATCCACAGTTTATTAGATGTCTTACCAAATGCATTAGCTCGTAAAACTGTACCAGACCCTGAACAAACTTGGAAAGTGATTGAACATAATTTGATGACTCGATTTGCATCATATTTAGCTTTGCGTTAGGAGAAGAAATGAATATTACAAAAGATACAGTCGTGACATTGACAGTAGGACAAATTCAAGCAGCATTCACAGAATGGGATAGACGTTATCGTGAAGACCCTGATGAGTTTATGAATGAAGCCTATCGTTTATTGTTTGAAGATGAGAATGACTATGGTGCAGAAGCTACTCCATATTTCTTGTCTGTTGTCGAAGATTTGAAAGGAGAATAAAGTGAATGACAAAGATTTTATCAAGGAATTGATATCAAGAGGAGCCAATGCATATGACGGGTACTTTCATTATGCACATTTGGTCGCGGTATTGCTTCCGAAGAACTTACATGGCTCGTTAGAACAGTTATTAACTAATCCTACTTGGGACGGAGATGTAATTAGTAAGACGTATAGAGATGGGTTATTGCAGTACGGTCTAGCAGTAAGAGTATGTGTAAATAATCAGCAAGGATTTACAGCAGCAACATACTTTGCGTACACAGTTATGAAAATAATTAACGATATTAAAATGGGCAAGATTGGTGCTTAACTAAGGAGAATAGATGACTAACAATAAAGGTAAATATCCTGTAGATGATTCAGGGGATATGATTGACTACCCTTGTAATTGGAATAAACCTGATAACTGGTTTGAAATGAAACCATTCTTTGCTACATTAGAATACAAAGGATTTCAACAAGGACGCAGCAGTGTACGATTTATTTTACAAGACGTACAAACTGGTGTAACATACTCCTTAATGCGAAATAGCTTTGACACATTCATTACAAAAGCTAAGAACGGCATTCTTGGAGCAGAGTATATTGTAGTAAAACGTGGAGCCAATTATGGCTTGGTATTAACAGAGGATTTATAAGGAGAATATAATGACAAAGTATTACAAAATCGAGGAACAAGAGTTGTTAAGTTTATTATCAGATAGTCGTGAACTAACAGCACTACAAGGAGCTGGTGTGGACAATTGGTGTGGTTATGATGATCGTTGGGAAGGTATGGATGAGTGGGAAGAAACCACAGCAGAAGATTTACCAAGTATGTATGAAGAAGCTAACTAGAAATAATGGACAAAGGAGAACGAAGTGAAAGATCAACACAAACAAATTAAAGGCTATCGAGACTTATCACAAGAGGAAATCGACTTGATGAATAAGATTAAAGCTTTAGCAGAGCAAGTTGGAGAGCTTGTGTCGGAAGTAGCTTCTAAGAATGATTGGCTTAATCAGAAGGATGTCTCAATTGCAGATAAACAAGTCTATGATGATGCAGTAGATTGGGCAAACAATGCAAAGACAAACTTGCAAGTCGGATTCATGCAGCTCACTCGTGCAGTAGCTAAACCAACAACATTTTAAGGAGAACTAAACAATGAGTAACGTATTTGATGATTTAAAACAACGAGCATTAGAAATTAACAAGAAGCAAGAATTACTGAAAGATTACATTGCGCAATTAGAAGCTGTACAAGCAATTGATGCAGAGATTAAAGAATTGCAAGAGAAGCGTAAAGCTGTCATTGCTGCTGATACAGAAATCTTTGCTTTGACAAATGAGATTAAAGAGTTGTCTAAAGAGTTTGGTAAGGCTGCTAAAACTGTGTCTAAAGGTTTCTCATTTAAACCTGCTGTCACGAAACAGTATGTTAAGGCTGCAATCAAGAGTGATGCTGCTGTCGCAGTAGTAAAAGAGAAGGGGAATGCTTTTGCTTTCCTTGATAGTAAATTCAACTAAGGAGAAAATATGAAGACAGCTTGGTTTTTAATCCTCTTATGGATTACAGTGATTGTAGGTTGGTGCATGAATATTTATCAACTTACTCAAATGGGCGGAGAGGTTACAAGTAAATTTATATTGAAAGTTGTAGGTATATTTGTAGTACCTCTTGGCAGTATTTTAGGTTTATTTAATTAAAGGAGAATTATTATGGGTTTCTTGCAAATATTAAAATTAGTACTACAATTGCTTCCATTAATTTTAGAAGCAATTAAGACAGTAGAAGCAGCTTCCAATGTTTCTGGTAATGGTTCTGCCAAACTTGAGTTGGTTAAAGGATTGCTGACAAGCACAGTTGACATTGGCAACGATGTTGATAAGAGTCAGTATGGTGCAGCAATCGAGAAAGCCATTGCATTGAGTGTTAGCTTCTTCAATACTGTAGGTGTGTTTAAGAAGTAATAGACGTAAAAAGAGGCGGTGTCCCTTTCAGGAGCCGCCTAAGTAGTCCTCTCAGACTAGTAAACACATTGTATTGTAAAGCGGATTCCTTCGACAGACTCGCTTAACACTACTGTAACATCTTCTACCCTCTTTTGCTCATAGGCTTCTAACAAAGGCTTTAAAGTAATCGAGGGTATTATTTTATATACGCAATTACTTGTTCGGGGAGTGATCTTCAATCGGAGCAAGCTCTCTTGGTACGTTGATGGTGTCTGCTTCTGCCAATTCTGGTAAAGCTTCACCTGTTGGTTTGGCTGGTAATACACCTGCTTTCTTTGAGGTGACGATATGCATAACTGTGGCTGCAAGAGTAAGCACAGCACCAGAGAAAGCTTCAACAGATGCTTCATCCAATGGAACTTCATATTGTGTTCCCTTAGTTAGTTTTACGATTGCATACAAGAAAGCTGAAAGAGCTGATACAGAGATAGTACCTTTCTTCCAAGCTTCTGCGTTGCTGATTTCTTGACCTTTGCGGAATAAATCCCAAAAAGTTGATAATTTACTAAACATATTACATTCCTTTTAAAAACAATGCTCTTTCCATGTGCCTGCGATTGTCAAGCCCTTTAACCACTTTTCCACCAGCCTTATTCCACATTAGGAAGGCTTCTGCAGCTTCCTTCAAGCTTCCCTCACGAATCTTCCTAGCCACTGTAGACTTAGCAAAAGCTCCAACACCAATGTTGTATGCAAGTGATGTACAAGCTGCTTGTTGATTAGGAGATAGCTCACAGACTCTAGGACAGGCTCTATAGACGTTATTTAAGAACTCCTGAGCACGTATAGCCAATTCACTATCAGCCTTCTCCTGAGTCCATTTAAGACCTTTAACAACACCTTTAGTTTCTCCATATCCTATAGTCCAGATTCCTACAATGTCTTGATAAGCTTCTAGCTTACAACCTTCAAATTGCTTTAGGAGTGGGATTAGTATTTGTAGTGCTGTCATGGTCTGTCCTTCTTCAGTATCTCTAGAATCAAATCAATCTTCTCGCCAAGTCTGTTCTCCATTGCAGCAAGCTCTTTCTCAAAACGATTTTCTACGCGATCAATAACTTTGTCATGCTCGAAACGAATCCTATCCATTTCCTTATCCCATCGTCTCTCATTATCTTCCACGACAGTTTTATCTGCTTTAACTTGTTTTACATGTTCAATAGCAGCATCTTGAGCTTCTTTTTCTTTACGTGTCATACTCCATAACGTACCTAGGAGAATACTAACTACACCAAACAAACCCCCTAGAATCCAGAAAATTGCACTTATCATATCTTGAGACATCTATATTTCCTTTTTAAATAAATTAATGATGGTACTGAAAACAGAGCGCAAGATATGATTTCAAGATGCTCTAAAGCTGGTACGATAATTGTATGGGGTTGCCAGTTGACAGTGGCAAGTAAAGACAAGTGGCATAGTAACATTAGTCCATTGATGAATATTAGAGGGTAGCTTACTCTAACATTAATGCATATAGCCATAGTAATTTTTATAAGTTCAAACCCCATACAAATAGCAAACCAAATATAGTATTGAGATAGTTCATGCCCCATAGAGACACTGAAGTTGTGAATACTCTCTAGTGCTATTTGCATAGGTATTAAACTAGAAAAACCCACTACTAGAGTTAGTAGCAGGCTTCTCTTGCAATCCATATTTAATGCAATAGCAACAATTAATAAGATTGCATATAACATAATGTTATGGGTTCTTAGGAGGTAAGCTTCCCCCTCCGGTTGAAGGGTCTGGTTCAGGTATTGTGTAGAACACTTCCAACTCAATCTTGTCTAATGACATCTTTTGGGCTGTTGTGTTACCATTACGGAACAGAGCATACAAACCAAATGCATCGTCATTAACTTCTGCAGGAGTGATAGAAGTAGCACCCCACAAGTCAGCATCACCACCAACAACTTTAGTTACCAAGGAGTTCAATGTGAAAGCTGTCATACCCCGCCCAACTGCTCCTGTCACACCGCGCAGTTGTAGTCCACCACTATTACCATTTCCTGCACCTGCTGCCAAGAAGCCTGTGCTATATGTAAACTCATTCTTACCTTTGATACGGGCTACTACACCTACTACAGTCGCATCAAGAGGGATGTCAAAGCCAAAAGCACTCAACTTTAAATATGGTGCATTTGTGTTTTGTGCTGTAGTTTGTGAGACAGCTAACACACCGTCATCTGCCATAACATTAGCTAGGTTAGTCCAGCCAGCCAAAGAGCCTGCTGTAGATGTTGCGAGCTTTACTTGTGAATAAATCATTAATTGTTTCCTTCATTGTTATATCTCTTGCGAGACGTTTAAAATTCATACATAAAAAATTGTTGTTGGGAGCCTGACACACCTGCAACTGTGTAATACACTGTTATTGATACGTATTTGAGTGAAAATGTTTGTGTTGTTGTATTCCCGTTCCTCATCTGGATATGTACACCAAAAGTCGAGTCATTTAAGTCTGCACCCGTTACCCCTGAGAGACCCCATAAAAATGTGCTTCCGTTGGTTGAAGGTATCGTCTTAGTTTGATCGGTAGTCCCTACAAAATTTGCTGACCCTGTATTTGATGACCCAGTGTACTGTGTACCGCCCTTCCTAAGAGTGCATTGGTAAGCAAAAAAACCCGTGCCACTTACACCGTTTTTACCTGTAATTGATATCTCAATACCATCAATAGTTGCGGAGGATGGTAAAGGGTTTGATCCAAATGGGTTAAACCCCCTCCAAGGTGTTGAAATAGTGTTCTGCGCCACACTTGCGGATACTGCGTAATCAGCATCGTTTGTAAGAGCATTATTAGGGTTAGTCCAACTAACTGTCCCAGTGGTGTTTGCAAAAGGTTGAGTGGAAGTGGTCATTTCTCATCCGTTCCAAATATATGATAATTAGTGCCATCATAGAAAGCATTAATCATAGCCCCTTTATTAGCAGTAGTAGTAGTGAATGGTGTTGAATACCACTTTACATTAGCTGGGTATGTTATAGTAAATGCACTGCTCGTACCATCGCTGAGAATAAGAATCTGCACCCTAGTATTAGCAGGAGGGGCTGTAAAGGTATAGGTAATATTGCCTGTCAACTCATTTTGAATCTTTAAGCTTCCTGTGGAGAAATCTAAAGTAATCGCACCAGTAGTAGTTGTGATCGTCTCAGGGGTATCCATCACAATGTTCTTCACACCGCTGATTGAATTACTTCCAAAGTTAGCATTAGTAGTAGTAATCACAGTACCACTTGTAGGAAACGTAACACTTGTAGTTCCTGTAAATGTGAACGTACTAGCGAAAGCACCAGAGTTAGTGTGATTACCACCCAATGTAAGAGTGCTGCTACCATTATTTACTCCAGTACCACCATACGTGCTTCCAATAATACCCGCATTCCAAGTGCCTGTAGTCACTGTGCCAAGAGTTGTGACACTAGCACTACCAGCAGCAGGAGCATACGATGCGGAAGCTGTGTAAGCTGCTGTACCTAATGTACCACCTGTACCAACATTCAATGTACTGCCATCTGTACCAGACAGTGTTAATGTATTGCTAGATGTAAATGTCTTTCCATCTGCTATTGTTAATGTGCTACCTGTTGCTGGGGATGTAATAGCCACCTTATTAACACTTGTAGCACTAGCCACACCGAGGACAGGGGTAGTCAATGTTGGAGTGTTACTTAGTACAACACTACCAGAGCCTGTAGAGGTTGTAACCCCCGTACCACCATTTGCTACAGCCACTGTACCAGTTACGTTAGCAGCAGTTCCTGTTGTGTTTTGGTTTAGAGTAGGAAAGTCTCCTGCCACAGCAATACTCAAAGCACCTGTAGTAGTTGTGCTCTTCAGAATGCCCGTTGCTAAAGCTGATGTACCTGCGCTATAATCTGTACCAGAAGTAGCTGCACTGATTGCTGTACCATTACCTTTGACTAATCCATTAACTGTCGTAGATAGAGTAATAGCTGGAGTTGTTGTTGCTGTAGCTACAGAACCTGCAAATCCATTCGCACTAACAACAGAAGCACTTGTCACAGTACCGCCACTGCCCCCACCTCCTGTAATTGTCACAGTGACAGCACCACCTGTATTAGAAGCTGAAACACCAGCTCCTACAAAGTCTAAGCTTGTCAAGCTACTTGTTAATGTTGTGCCTTCATCTTTAACAGTGATAGCACTACCACCTGCTGCAGGACTACTAACCCATGTTGTTCCATTGCTTGTAAGAACATTGCCAGATGTACTAGGAGCTACCAATGTGGGAGAGCTTGTACCATTACCAACCAATACACTACCAGAAGTTAATGTGGTCAGTCCAGTGCCACCTTGAGCTACTGTTACCGCTGCTGCTGTAGAGAGTAGAGTTCCACTTGTAGGGAATGTGACACTTGTAATTCCTGTGAATGTGAACGTAGAAGTGAATGCACCAGACAACACATGACTACCAGCCATTGTCAATGTACTAGAGCCATTATTAACTCCTGTACCTCCATTAGCACTAGCAACTACACCTGTAACATTCCCCGCTGTTGTAGCTGTGGAAGCATTCCCTGTCAAAGCTCCTACGAACGTAGTAGATGTTACAGAGGACAGTCCTGCAAATGTTGTCACTGTAGAGCCAAGCGAAATACTTGTACTACCGATTGTGACAGAGCTATTTGTTAAGGCTCCATTAGGAATACTTGTAAGGGAAGCACCACTACCAGCAAATCCTGTCGCTGTCAATATACCTGTACTTGGAATGAATGAAAGCTTTGTGCTAGATGTCTTAACTCCGTTGTTACCGCTGTTAGCACTAGACCATAAGGGATATACAGGGGTTGCTGTAGCTACATCATTTGTAGTTGTGGCTGTTGTAGCAATGGCTGCTGTACCAGTGGTGTTCTGATTAAGGGTTGGTACATCTGCAGCTTGAATAGCTGACATAACAACATTAGTGCCATTCCCTCGTAAGTAAGAACCTGTCGTAACAGCAGCAGCTAAAGCATTCATTGCGGCTTGTTGTGTAGTCTGTCCTGTACCACCTTTGTCAAATCCTACAGTTCCTGTGAGATTAGTAACAGTAATATCAGATATACTGGCCTTACCATTGAATGTATTCCAATTGGTACTAGTTAAATAACCATTGACAGATGTAGTTGCAGCAGGCATACTAATCACTGGAGTAGTGCCACCAGAGGATACTACAGGAGATGTAGCTGTTACAGAAGTAACTGCACTGCCTCCTCCACCAATCTCATCTACTGTAAGGTTGAGCTTATCAATGTAGTCTTGTTGTCCTGCATAAAATCTTGTTGATGTTGGCATTAAGCCTCCTCTATTTCAATTGTTGTGCTGTACAAATTCCAATTAGGAAGGGTCAATGCTGGTTGACTTGCAAGCTTTCCATAAATCTGATATGCTTGTTCAGCAGAGCTGTCACTATCTTGTGGGAATAAGCTTAAGAATATTGGTCTTGACATGCCGTTACCACGTAAGACATTCATCATTGAGTTTCTATCTGATGGAGTCATAACAGGGAGTGTCAATTGAAGCTTCTTGTTCAATGTGCCAATATCTGAGACTAAATCACTAGCATCATTGCGAGTGCTTGTAGTGGTTTCTATAGGCTGCCACACAGGAGATAGTTCAGCATCATTCTCAGGACTCCAATAAGCTCCCATCACAAGACGAGAAGCTTCTATATATCCTGCAGCATTAGATGTATCTAAGATGATGATTTCAACCTTCTTCACAGACTGTGTTGCAAACCAAACAACTCCGTATGAAGCCCCCCCATAACTATATGAATTAACTCCAAGAGGAACATTACCCCAATCCCACATACCGAGGGGTGTTGGAGCTGCTGCTAGAACAGCTCCTGTATCTAAAACAGCACTAACATCACCAGAGTTTGTGTAACACTTGACTTGGATTGTGGCAGAGGGTGTAAAGTTGCAGAAAGGGAAAGCAACCATAGACACCATTTCACTGCTGGAAAAGATAACAGTAATTGTTGCAGATGTTCCTGTTGCTCTCCATGTATCAGCTTTACTATCAGTCAACAAGTTACTTGCAACTAAAGTTCCTGCTGTGCTAGAGGCTGTCAATATACCTCTATTAGCAGCATTATTATATACTACTCGTAACTTATTGCTCATAATACTCCTTCTTATTTTCGTATGATTATATCATGTTTATAGTGAAATGTCAATCTAAATTAGCCTATAGCTGTCCATCTAAATCCTACAGTTGCTGCTGCTGCTCCCGTGCTAGATGTCTGTGATTGTACAACTACGTCATAGTTACTACCACCTGTGTTTGTTACAGATGTAACAGTGATAATCTTTCCTGATGTAGCGCAAGCACTAAACCCAAAGTTAGAGTTAGGCATAGTTACAGAGATTGTTGCATTACCACTACCATCTGTTGTAGCAGCTCCACCAGCTAATGTCTTACCCCATGTTGGTGTAGAAGAACTACCTGCACTTGTGAGAACTTGTCCAGTTGTTCCTGTACTACCATTTAGGTTAAAAGGAATAGCAGAACCTGTTTCAAACTTACCTGTGAATAATTTTAGAGCATACGTAGAAGATGGAGCTGATAGTCCTAATGCACCGCCTGCAGAAGAAGTAAAACCAACTAGTTCAGTACCTGTGAAGCTTGCTGTATTAGTCACAGAGAACGCCTGAGTTGCTGCAGAGCTGCTGTCATAGACTGCAAATGCAGGTTGAAGTCCACCTCCTGTCGAAGTTCTCTCAACAATAGCTACTCTATCATTAGTCGAATTACCTATGGTCATACTACCAACGTTTGAACTAATTACTAGAGTTGTACCGTTGTACAAAAATTTAGTACTAGCATTACCAATCGAGAACTTATAAGAGCCTCCGTCATATCCAAGCCAAAAACCTGTGCCTGTGTTATATGCTGTTTGTCCACCTTTTACGTAACCTGCTGAGTCTACTTCCAGTCCTCCTGTATAGACTACTAACGTTGAAAGACTTCCAACCTTGAGGTTACTCAGATAAGGAACAACCCACACTGTCTGATTTAATGTAGAATCAAATAGTGCCGTGGATTGAAACTGTGATTCACCTGTAGCCAGAGTAAACGGAGTTGTCTGCCAGTTAGCAAGCTGTGTTCCCCAATATCCGTTAGTGGGGAGATTGTCACCACTTACTGTAAGGGATGAATTAGGACTAGGAACAAATCCATTACTCACTTTTACGTAAGCAATTCTCGCCTGAGCACCTGTGGCTCCTGTTGTGCCTGTGCTACCTGTATTACTCTTAGACAAAGAGAAAATCTTATCCACTGTAAACACAGTACCAAAAGCATTTGTGTATGTTGCTCTGTATGTTACATTAGAGTTAGTAACACTGCTCATACCACTTGTCACACTATACTGACCTGCACTTGCACCACTTCCTACGATAGTTGTAGATAAACTGTCAGGATTAGCTTGAACAGAAAACGTACAAGATGTTGTAACATTAGCACTGCCATAATAGACGATAAAACTACCTGTTGCACTTGAGTAACTAGAAACAACGCCTGCAGAACTAGCAGGAACTGTCACACTATCGTTTGTCAGAATACCTGATAAACTGTCAACACCCTCTCTTACTTTAATCACAGTGATTGTGTCTGCATATGTATTTGTGTTGTCAGCAACACGAATTGTTGCAGTATCTGTAGTAAGGTTAGCATATGTCAATGTAGCGTTATTACCTGCCACAGATGTAAGAGTTGCTGTACCACTTGTGACAGTGTAGTTTGCACCTGTAACATTATTAGGTTTAGCAGTGAACGTAATACTACTTGGTGTTACTGTATTGCTCTTACTAATCTGAAACACTTGACTACTTGCAGACATTGACATTAGCAATGCATTTGAACCGTTCGTTCCATTAGTGCCATTGGTTCCAGCGTTAGACTTAGCAATAGTAAATGTTTTATCTATCGTATATGTATTACCTAGAGGACTTGTGTAAGATGCTCTGTAAGTAACTGTAACCACAGGAGTGCCATTAGGAATACCTGCTGTGACAGAATACACACCTGTCGTTGAGCCAATTGTTGTTGTGACAGCACTGGCATTCGTCTGAACAGAGAACGTACAAGAAGTTGTTACGTCTGCAGCACCATAATACACTTTAAATGTGCCACTAGCTCCTGTGTAACTTGACACAACACCAGTGTCAGATGCTGGAAGAGTGTGAGCCTCATTGGTTAGATAACCAACAACAGCATCAATACCTTCTCTTACCTTAACAACAGTGATGCTATCTGATATACCACTACCACCACTGTCAAGTGCTCTCACTGTCACTGTGTCAGATGTCATGTTAGCAAATGTTAGTGTGGCACTATCTCCCGCAACTGATGTGAGTGTGCCTGTACCAGAAGTGATAGACCACGTTGGATTGATTGGTAGATTCTCACGTTGAGCTGTGAATGTGACACTAGAAGGACTATTCACACCAGCTTTGCTTATCTGGAACAACTGAGATGAAGCTGTCACAACAATACTCTTTGTGGTTGGAACAGCAGTGACACCAGCATAAATAGCTGCTTTAGCTGTAGCCACATCTGTAAACTTTTGACGGAATGTAACACCACCATTACTACCTGCTGAGAGAACAGTAATGTTAGTGAGATTATTCCAAGCTACAGGTGTTGTCAGTGTCGCTAGATATGTGGTAAGTGCTGTGACAGCATTATCATATGTTGTTTTCTGTGTTGTCAATCCCCACTTAGTTGCTTCAGCATCAACAGATGCTTGCTCTGAAATGATATTAGCGTATGCTGTAATCCAACTAGGTTTTTCTTCAATTGACAATATGTTGTCAGAGATGAGCCGTGTTGAGGCTTGAAGAAGTACATCTCTTGCATTTACAATTGTAGCCATTAAATCATAACCTTTACATTAACTCTCACTTCATTTCCCCACTGAGGCTCTAACCCTACAATCACACCAAGCTTGCCTGCACTCAAACCAAATCGACTATGTTTCAATGTGACAGCTTGACCAAGTGTAAGCTCTAGGCTCTTTGCAAAACCTACAAATTCATACACAGTTCTCTGCGTCTTCACAACACCCAACAAGCGAGTAGCCTCTGCTGTAGCGTCTGCTGCTGTTAGTAGTAGAGTATCTTTCTGAGTAGGTTCTGTCTGTAATTTATATTTTGTGTTGACAGCACTATCAGTTGATTTGACAGTGAGCCATTCCCTAGCATACAATTCCTTGTGTTCGTCTGGAATGATTGTGTCTAAGTTGTCTTGAACTGTGTAATTCTTACAATAACCGATTTGCACTGTCGATTGTACAGGTTCTCTACTAGACACTTTCAAACTTCTCTCAACCATGTCAGAAGCTGTGATAAGCTTAGGAGTGCCACTAGGAGGAAAGTCAATCCGTAAGAGCTGTAAAAGCCCTGTACGAGACATTGTAATCTGAGCACCAACAGAGTTAGCTAATTGCTGACATACTTCTAGGACATTAGCTTTGTTGTCTAAGTAAATACCAACAGGCGCTGTGTTAGCTGCTGCAAATGCTGTGAAGTTAGCTGAGTCAATATCAGCATCTACTAAACGCTTATCAGCTTGCCCCCAATTCTTGACAATGTTTTTAATAATGTCAGTAATTTGATTAGAATATGTTGAAGGCTTACTTCCTTGAATAGAAGCTGTGATGTTTCCTTTCGGACTGGCTGTAAGACGAACAACACCTGTACCGAGAGTGGGAGTCACTGTGATAGGAACTCCTTCATCTTTAAACTCAATTACACTTTCAATAGCCCCGTTATGAACTTTGTAATCGTGCAATGTCGCATCAATAAGCAATGGTGTGATATTATGTACTTCACCAAAAACTAACGGAAGAAGCTTATCTTTGTTGACAGAACTACCTCCAAGTTTAGCATCTGTAATAGGTGTGTTCAAACGTTGCAAGCTATCACGAATAAAGAGAGTTATTTCATTTCTGCTTTGACTCCCTATTCCTGAAATCATTCCTTTGACAATCAATCTGAAATCACTTCTATCCCACTTCATATCACCAAAGTAGATTGAAATGTCTCTGCTTTCCCAGACATCATCAAGCCAGCCATCCAACTCGCCATTAGCATTTGTAATAGTCACATCACCTACAGAGATTGTAGGTTCTGAGTCGATAGATAAACTCTCTGTGAGCTTAACACCTCCTGCAATAACACTCCTATAAGAAGTGTTAGCAGGAGTAGCTGAAGGGCTGGTGACATATCCACGATTAGACATATATCTAATAGTTTCTGTGCCACCAACGTTTGCTGTTGCTTCAACTAGAATACACCTCATCGCGGAGGGTGTTGAAAGCCATGTTGTGTATTCTGCGTCTGAAATCATTCCATTGTCACCTTATTCCAATTTGGGTTATTTTTATCTAAGCCCTCTTGAGTACCTTCTACAATTGTTTCAGCATTAGTTCTGCTAGTCTCAATCAAGGTATTCATTAAAGCCACTGTTTGTGCTTGTGCATCTTGACGCATCATTGCAATCTCGTTCTTCAAATCTTCCACTTGTAGCTTGTACTCGTTAGAAGCTGTAGTAGTAGCTGCAGGAGGTGGAGCCATCGAAGCTGCTTTGGCATTCACTTTCTCTACAGAGTCTTGGAAGGATTTGAGAACATATTCTCTTCCATAGATTTCAAACTCACGAGTCCAATATGCCATACCTTCAGCATCAATTTGATTGCCAGTTTTATTAGCAAACTTACTGTACAATGCTGTGACATAATCTGCACCAGAAGCTCGTCCAAATGTACCGGACAATGCTGCTGCTAATTCAGCAGGAAGTCCTGCTACATCTACAGCAATACCATCAAACACACCCATCTTAGTGTACAAATTATTCAACACTGTGAGCTGGCTACTCATTGTGTTAACAGTAGTTGTGTAATAACTTTCCGCTACAGACTCAATAGTGTTCATCTGAATAACGAGCTTGATGAGTTCTTGCTTCTGAGCTTCATTGATTGCTACAAGCTTTTCTTCGGCTGAACGACTATCAATGTTCATCGCATCTAGAGAATTTGTAATGCTGTTGAAGATTGCTTGATATGCATCACTAGAAGCGTAAGCTGTTCTAGCCAGTTCTAGGTATGTGTTAGCACTACCTGTCAATGCACCTTGAGCTATTGTATCACCTGCCTGAGCTTTTGTCAATGTTGCTTCATACTGCTTACGTGCTTCTGCAAGCTTCTGTGTCATTGTTAAAGGAGACAAGCTACCAAGTTTTAAGCCATCAACATAAGTACGTAATTGTTTCGTAAAGTCAATCATCTTAGTGATAGAATCACGTTCAATTTGGTACTTAGAAATGATACTATCCTTCAACTCACCAGCAATACTCAATTTCTGTTCAACAGTGATGTCACTAGCCATCATCTTCCATAGCTTCTCTGACTTCTTAACAGCAGCTTCACGAGTAGCTTCACTACCCCAAAGAACTGTATTGATTTGAGCACGAATGTCACTAGCTTGCTTACTAACACTCAACCACTTCTGAGCTGTCTGAGACAAGTCATTGATTGTCTCTTTCAAGTTATCTCTTAGAGTAGTCCAATCAGGGAACATTTGGTCAGTGTTTGTGTAGTCCATCTTTTCTACTACTGCTGTCGTAGCTTCTGCAGCTTTTTCAGCCCATTGCACCACTTCAGCAAATGCACTAGAAACTTTCATCAAGCCAACAAACAATTCATTGTTACCAGCCTTTTGAGCTGTTTCAACCATAGCTCTGAAAGCCTCTCTAGATGTAGGCATTTCTTTACCTAAATCCTTCATAGCTTTTGCCACAGCATCGACTTTGACTTTAGTTTTCTCTTCTTCTTTGTAGAAGTTTTCATAGTAACTACCTGCTGTTGCTTGGAATTTATCTAGTCCACCAAACAACGTTACAATAGCGTCAGAAGCTTTGATACCTGCTGTGTTTAAGTCAAATAGAGTATACCCTAAAGCTTTAAACATACCATTCGTAACTGTGATGTTTGTGGCAAGTCTTCCCATTGTGGCAGCAGAAGATTCGTTTTGTAACGCTAGTTCTTTCAAATTACCTAACAAGTCTTTTGCAATCGAGTTGGTAATCTCTTCAAATGCTTTAGCTACATTTGCAGATGTTTCTTCTGCTGTTTTACCAAATGTGAAGTTAATAGCATCTGTACGAGACTTAATACTATCTGCATTCATTCCGAGAGCTTTAGCATATTCACTGGTAGTTACCTTGATAGCAGTGTACATGGAGTTAAGCTGATTTAGCAAAGCTTTGTCAGCCTCTAAATTAGGATTATCTACGTATGATTTACCATCAGATGTAGTTGCTGTACTATTGCTCAACAGATATTTCCAAGTGTCGGCTCTATCACTTCTCAGTAAACCACCTTCTTGAGTCCAAGCTTGGTTTCTAGTCAAATTATTAGTGCCTAGATTACCTGTCACAGTTTGTGGAGCAAACTTCTTATCTTCCATACCAATCAATCTTGGCAATACTCCTAGCAGCGCACCAGCATCTGCAGACAGTCCACCAATTCGGAATCCTCCATTAATAGCCTTAACACCTTGGAATGCTGCAACAGCCGCTGCAACGTAAGGAGCCATAGAAGCTACAGATGCCCCCATTGAACCTGCTGCTGTAAGACCTGTAGTAGCACCAGCTCCTATTGTGCTTCCTGTGAGGGCTGCTGTTTCTGCTGCCATTGCTGCAGCAGATGAGCTTAACCCGATTGCTTCACCAAAAGCACTTGTTGCAAATGATGTGAAGGCTTCTGCTGAAGCTGCAGATGCTGCTGCAAAACCAGTGGTAATAGAGTTATAAAGCGTAGAACCAAGCTGTGCTATATTACCAATACCGCCTTGAGCACTTGCTGCATTAGGTGATATGATACTTGCTCCGAAGTTAGAAATAGGGTTGATGATTGGACTCAGTACTAGACGAGCAAACCAAGACTTGATATCTTGAATTAGTTTCTTGACAGCACTCTCACCACTTTTACCAATTGCATTGTACAATCCGTCAGCAATTTTCTTATTAGCAGCTTGATAGTCTGATTCATATTTATCAGCTAAGTCTTTTAAATTTTTCCTAGCACCTAATTCATCCCTAGCCTCTGATTCTCTTTTTAAATTATCTACAATTTTTTGTTGTTGTGTTAGAAGTTCATCATTCAGACCTCTTTGAGCCATATCAGTTAGTTTGTTCTCTTCCTTGACCATCTTCAATCTAAACAACTCACCTTCGGTCTTACCGTATGCTTCAAGTAACATCTCTTGCTGTTCGGCAGATTTCCCTGTGGCATCAGCTTCCTTAGTTAGAGCATCTAAGTTCTCTTGAAAGTTTTTCTGCTTCTTGATTTCAGCATTAATCAAATCTTCTTGGATTACTTTATTTTTAGCAATGACAAGTTGTTTTGCTTTTTCTGCCTTCACCACACCATCTACAGCTTGCTTATACTCTAGTTGAAGTTTTGTATACTCTTTTTCGGATTGAGTTCGTTTATCATCAACGCCATATTTTTGAAGTTCCTCATATCTTTGCTTTAGTTCTTGTAAAGTGTTTGAGTACGCAACAGTAGAGTCTCTTAAAGATTTATATACATCGTCCCCTTTGTATTTGTCTTTTATTCCAGCAATAATTGTATTGTACTCCGATTGCAGTATTATAAGTTTTTTTACTCCGTTTTCTTCCCGATAATACTTTTCATCAATTGCCTTAATTTCTTCCTTCATTTGATTAGTTTTATCTAGAGACCACTTCTTTAAATCAAGAGCAAGATTTTTCTGCACTTCTGCATTTTCTACCATCATCTGAGTTCCAACACGTAGTCCATTTTGCTTAGCAGCTTCCTCTTGGATTTTGTTGTATTCAGAAGTAACTTTGGCTAGTCCAATCAATCCGTTCTTGTAGTTCTCAGACTCAGACCCTTCTCTTTTTAAAGTAGCTGCAACTTCTTGAGATTTACGAATTAGCGCATCATTAGCTTGTTCGAGTTTTGATAAGTCACTAAAATCACGAACTGTTTTTGGAATAGGTGATTCTTTAATTAGACCATTCTTCTTAGCTATGAGCATGTATTGTTGCTCTAATTCGGCTGTCTCTTGCTCCATTGACTTGACTAAAGCAGGAATTCCTTCTTTTTGTCTCTCAGCTAATTTAATAGCTTCTTCCTGTGACTCGTTGTATTTATCGTAAGCCCACTTACCAGCCATAATCACAGCAGCTAGTCCAGTCAGTACAACTCCGAGAGGTGTTGAAGCTAGAGCAATTGCAGCCTTGGCAATACCGCCTATACCATCAGCTACTTTAATTAATACATTACTTTTTACTACTAATGAAATTCCCTCGAATAAATTTGTCAAATATGATATCAAACCACCTGCTACCAGACCTCCAGCAACAATTGAGATAGTGCCTAAATTTTGAGCAACAAAATTAAATGCTATACCTAATGTTCTGGCAATTTTTGGAACCATATCTTCTAAGTTCCTAAGAGATTTTACCATTTCTTTAGTAAAACCTTCTTCCTTTGCCATTTCCCCAACAGCTTTTTCCCAAGCATTTTTTAGTCGAGTCAAGGCACTGTCAAAGGTGATAGGTAGTGATTCAAAATCTTTTCTCATTTGAGGTAGAGCATTAGCTAAAGAACGTTGTAATAATTCTCCTGTAATTTTTCCCTCCGAACCCATCTTCTTCAATGTTTCAGTTGTGTTGGCTCCCCACTGTCCTGTCCTTCTTAATTCAACTTCAATTGCCCTTAGAATGTTAGGAGAAGCTTCTGCTATAGAATTGAACTCGCCGCCATTCAACCTGCCAGCATTCATAGACTGTGAGAATTGCAACATAGCAGAAGCTGCCTCTTGTCCTGTTGCACCAGATAACTTCAATGCAGTTCCTAGGGATTCTACCATATCTTTTGTATCTTTACTACTCTTACCCATCATCATTAAAGGATGAGATAATCTTGTGTAAAGTTTAAGAGAATCTTCTAATGGAATTCTAATCTTCTGAGACAAGTCAAATAACTCTGATTGAGCTTTTACTGCAGATTCCTGAGAGCCTGTAGCAATTTTTAACTTAGCTTCCATCATACTCCAAGCATCTGCTTGTTTTACAATACTGCTTACAAAATTAACACCTACATAAGCTAAAGCTGCAGTAGCCATAGAGCGCAGAGTATTAACGTAAACATTTCCTCTGGTATTAACTTCTTCTAACAGTTTTTTCTTCTTGTCAAAAGCATCATTCATCTTTAAAGCTTGCTCATGTGCTTTTACCATAGCTAACTGTTGATCTGTGACTCCTCTTGCATTTATTTTCAATGCGTTAGAAGAACTGTCAAGAGCCTTGATACGTTCTTTTTCAGCAGCTACAGCATCTTTAGTTCTCTGAATATGCATTTCATAATCACGCTTCTCCTGTATAGCTTTTTGTCTTGACAGCTCATCTGATAGTTTTTTCTCGGCAGAAATCCTAGCATTAACTGCTTCTAAGTAAGCTTCAGTATCTCGTTTCTGTTGCACAAGTTTCCGAGCATTTTCAGCCATAGCTAATTGCTTATTTATAGACACAGCTTCTCTGAATGATTCTACATACTGCTTTGTTGCAGCATTGTAGTTCATCATATCTAGTTTTTGCTCTTGAAGCTTGCGCTTCTTTTCTTCGTCAACAACTGCCTTAGTCGATACAGCGAGCTTCTGTTGGGCAATGACAAAAGCTTTAGTCTCAGCATCCACAGAGGAAGCTGCTTTGGCTAAATTGATAAGGTCTGTAGTAGCATCTTTAATACCTTGCGACTTTACTACGATTGATAATTCACTTGTTGTCATTGCCATATTAGGCTTCCTTTATCTACTTTGTTTTGCAGCCTCAATTGAAGCCCTAAATTTACTTGCTACTGATTTTCTACGTTCTACAGTCATATCTATTTCAGAGTACGGAGCGGGTCTGCCCATATCTGTTCCTGCATGAACCTCTGAGACGTAAGCACAACTCATCTCGTACAACATATTTGCTTCCCAAGGAGTTAATCGCTTATCAGCAATCTCATTCCATGAATATAATTCTTGCCACGTTATCGGAGTAGCCCCATTCATACCCTGCCCACAAAGCCCCATCTCATAAAACAAAAGGACTAGAAACTCGGCTGTGCATTGCGGCAAAGAGAGTTCTAGTCCTAATTCTTGTTCTAACAGTTTTGCAGCTCTAGTCTTCTTTTCTTTCTCTGGTACGCTGTGATACCATCCTAATTGTTTTGCAAAGAGTAGAAGCTCTTCAGACAGGGTTAGAAGAAATTTGCGTTATCTTCCAGAGCTGATTCAGCAAATTCTAACAACCAATGGTACTCTGGATTGCCGTATAATTCTTCCAGTGCTGCTGTGTTATCATACTTGCTACCATCATCTGCTTCGAGATGTTCAATCTTAGCTGTCATAGCTGCGATGAACTTTACACGGTCTGCCAACAATTGCTTGCCAGTGGTTTTAGATTTTACTTTTGCTTGCTGTTTTGCAATGAAGCTATCTGTCTGTGCTTCAGTGAAATCACGATATTGCTTAGAGGCTTTACCGTAGATGTGAAGAGTGACTTTATTACCTTTATCATCTACTAATTCACCTACGGATGGATGCAATACAGTAACTGCGACAGCAGATGTTTTAGCTTTGAGGCTTGAGAGTTTAAATGACATGTTATTTATATCCTTATAGTTTGAGAGAATTTTAATTTATGTTGTAAGAGGGGAATCTATGTTCCCCTTCTTGTTGCTAGTTATTAAACAGGTACTTCAACGATCACAGAAGTAATCTCGTAGTTTGCACTACCAGCTACAACGTTATCAATCGTACCAATTTTCTTAACGAATGATGTAAACAAGCACATGAAGTATGTTACAGCACCATCTTGTTCTTCTACTTTAACTGCAAATGGCAAGTCTGATACAGAAGCTGCTTTAACGAGAATCTGACCTGCATCAGAAGCTTTAGAAGCAAACTCGTAAGAGCCTGAACCATTGTTAATACTACCTTTAAATTTCTTAATAACACGATTGCTCAATGGGCTATGGTTAATAACGTTAACTGTTGCACCAAAGTCACCTACGTTAGTGATTTCACCAACTTCAACGTATGTTTTAGCTGCAAAACCAGCTTGGTCAAATGTTGCTGGATCACCACCTACTGTTGCAATAGAGAGCTTCGTACCTGCTGCGCTGTGAATTTCTGACATGTTGTTTCCTTTTAATTATATTAAGCGTATACTGTGATTTTTAATGTTGCTGCGCCTGAAAGGGTAACAACGCCTGTTGTGCCTGCTAAATAAGCTTTAATCTTATCTAAGTTGATAATTTTCTTTGCACCTGCTGCGATAGTCACGTTGTAGCCTGCTGACAAGTCAATCGTAGTAGAGGTATTCGGTACAGGGTATGTTGCTGATGGAGACGTACCTTTGATGTTCAATGTCAAACTACCGCCTGTAGTATTATCCATCTCTACCAATTGACCACTACCCGCAACGTATGTTAATGTGTCAGAAGCAGATGCTGTATTGACAGTAGCTGTTGCCACACCTGTTGCACTTTGTAACACTGTGCTTGTTAATGCTGCCATTTTATTTCCTTTATTAAATTTGCCTTACGGCTAGATAAAGCCCTTGAGGGGCAAATTTTGCTGCTAATAATTTTCTTGCCTGTATCTGAAGCGTACAGGTGTTACGAGCCACTGTGCTTCATAAAGTGTGTTCATAATGCTACCTGTTTGTTCTATAGAGACTGTTCCAGTCTTGGGAACGACAGGGAAGAGGTCTATGAGAGCTTGTGCGAGTTCTTCTGACTTCTTTGTACCAACACCTTCTTTTGTGTATATGTTAAACTGTATCAATCCTGTCAGAGTTTTTCTTGCTGCGCTTACAGTTTGGTTGACAGTTGTAGCAGGAATGATGTATAGTTCTATGAATGTTGTGTCAGGTTTTGTGAAAGCTACATTCTCGTAAGCAATTGGAATTGCAGGAGATTGAGCTGCTGCCCAAGCTTTCACTTTAGCTTCTACTTCTAAGCGTATTGTTCTTTGTGTCATGTTTAGCCTATCTTAGCCTTGATCTTAGCAATACTTGTGTCTATCATTGCATATGGCTTGCTGTGAGAACCGTTCCAATAAGACCAATCACCATAACCCTCAATAACAACAGCCTCACCCTTAGGATACCCTATAGAATCTACACGATAAGCATACGGCACATTATTTGTTAGTGATAGATATCCATCTTTGGCAACAAATGTCTTAGCTGATTTCATTGCCTCAATTCTTGTTATGCTGTCACCACCGTTGTCAGATTTATCAGAAGTCTCTTCTTGAGAGATTTTATTCTCTGCAGGATACCATTGATTTGCTAACAAACCATCTGTGTATTCAGGACTGCTAGGAGAAGCTCCTCTAGTTTGTCCTTTCCAAGAAGGACTTGGTGTGAGGTGAACAACAGACAATGAAGTTTCTACAAACACATCGACTATCTTATCATTAACTTCCTGTTGAAGCTCTTTGATGTTTGCTTTAATGCTGTCTGCAAAGCTTCCCATTTGTTTGTCCTATGATTATACTATGATAGTGGTTAAAAGTCAATAGCTGCCTATCGTTGCTTGCAAAATAAAAATATAGTTCTAGAATCTTTTCTTCCAACAGATGTGGTAATTGAATTTATTAGTTTATACCTAGACTTATCAATCCCGCCTTCTACTAAAATAGAAGTAATTGTCCCTGAGTTCTGAGGAGAGGAAGCTGATAAACTCCCCACATCCCATGTACTCTCTACAATTGTTTCACCGTCCTCAAGCCAACCTTCTATCTGCCAGTTAAGCCCATAATCTAGCTTTGCTCCAACAGAATGTTCAAACTCTTTATCCATCATTTCACCCTTAATATTCTAATTTCTTTTTTAACATTATCTATCCTGTTTTCAGCAGTTACGTTAGAGAATCTATTTTGTCTCTTAACATTCAATGTTCTTAGAACATCAAGTACATAAGTGATTGGGGTTTCTACAGTTGCATCAGCTACCAACGTATCAGTATCTTCAGAAGCATTTAAAGATGCACCAATACTAGAAGAAACTTCAGAAATACAAGTGTCTCCATCATCGTACACATTAGCATTAGCAGCTACAACATTCATAGCATATGATGCTAATGTGTCTGCAACTTCTCCAACTGCAAACGATGCTTGAATTAATGTCGCAGCAGAGGACGTTACACTGTCACTGCTTTCTGTTATATTTGCACTACCAGATATGGGTGCGAATCCTGCAGTGGCTGAAATAGTGTCAGCAAGCTCTTGAGCATTTGCTGTGGCAACTATTGCAACAGTACCTCCACTTACAACAGAATCAGAAGCTTCAGTTCTGGATACATTTCCAGAAATAGCCACCGTACCAGCAGACGTTACAGTTGTAGCAGACTCTGTTATTGATGCTGCACAAGAAACTAAAACTCCACCACTACTTGTTGCGCTTGTTGCGTCTTCTGTCATCGAAGAACTTGCAACAATGGCTACAGTGGAGCTACTTGAAACATTGTCAGCAGATTCTGTGATGTTAGCGTCTCCAGTTATAGGAGTGCTACCAACCGATCCACTACTTGTAACAGTATCTGATCCTTCTGTAGTACTTGAAGTGCCGACAACAGCCACACTAGAAGTAGAAGACAAGCTTGTAGCTGATTCAGTTATTGTAGCTGTTCCAGATATACTAACAACTGTTGCGTTAGTTAGCGAGTCTGCCGATTCAGAAATACTTGCATTACCTGAGACATTCACACTGGAAGTGTTTACAAGAACATCAGCACTCTCTGTTATGTTCGCAGAAGAGCTTACAGAAATACCGGAGCTTGATGTCAGATTGTCTGGAGACTCTGGGATATTTGCATTAGCAGATATCCCAGAGCCGCTATCTAATAGAGCTAGTAATAACGACATCTAAAGCTCCTATTAAATTACTCCCAACCGTACACAAACGTTACCGTATGAGCGATTGTTCCCGATGTACCAACTGTCCCAACGTGCTTTGTTACCAATTGAATAAACTCGCCTGCATTGACAAAGATAGGTGCATCACCTAGGTCACAGAATGTTGTGGCTTGTTGCACTGCTGTACTGACTGCTTGGTTAGCTGTCACTACTTGAGTGAAAGGAAGTGCAATACGCCTTGGTGCTTTTGCTGCGACACCTTCTACTGTTGCTAAAGAAACGTTTGTATGCCCCCAAGCTAAAGAGTATTGAGCGATATATGGAGCACCAACAATTACTGTTTGTACATAACTTGTCAGATACAGCCCACGCACTATAAGTCTACGAGAAGTACCATTTAGTGTAATAGAAGGAACTTGATACGAACAAATAATACCGTCTGTATTCACTGCAAGAGATACTGTCTCCCAGAATTGTCCTCCTAAACCAGAACCTAAAGCCGCTGTGGTATTTGTTGGAACTGCTGCTGTTGGGTTGGCACTATTAGCATAGTTTGCCAAGCTACCCATTGTACCACCAGACTGACCTTGATAACCACCGTAAATTCTATTGCCTTGTGTGGACAATGTTGTGGAAACATTAGAGCCACCTAGACGTACATTGTAAGACCCTAGTTGTGCTTGTAATACAGACCCTGCACCACCACCTGTAATTCTGTGCTTAAAGCCAAACTGCACACCAGTTGCCATTACGAGACGACCTTGACCTAAAGGCAGGGGTATGCTGCCTAATAATTGAGTAGAGATACCGTCATTAACCCAGAAGTATGCTGCCACACCACCTAAGTAACAAATAAACTGATACTTTTTATTATTCGTATAAGTCCAAGTACCAGCACCATCTGCTAACGGAAACACTCCTGTCAAAGTTTCAGTTCCGCTATTAGACAATACACCCATTAGTCCTGCTGAGGTAAGCCTAAAGAAGCATCCATCTGTAGGTGCTGCAGTAGTTGAAGATGATTGCATTAACCCAAATTCTACAAAAGTGTTGGCACTAGGTTGAGCACTAAAACCAACAGTCATATCAGCACTCAATGTCTGAGTTCCTGTGTTCGGGAACGTAGCATAAGTTAGCAGTTGTACGCCTGTAGTTGTTGTGGTGATACTAGCAGAGTTCGTAGTAAACTGCCCTGCTGTCCACGTACTAGCCATTGTAGTGACGTTATGAGAATGCTTACCTGTGTTTTGTGCTGTGTAGTTAAATACTTCTTCGTCAAGAATCAAGTCTTGAGATACTCGAAGACGGAAATCTGTGTCCACTTCAGAAGAATACAACCAAGGAGTACCTGTTATATCTCCAGTGTCATTCTCATTAAACTGCCTCTGTCCACCCATATACAACGGATCAAGAGATGATGTGGTTTTTAAGTGCCCACCAGCATCTACTTCAGCTCCGTTGTTGCTTGTGCTGCCAAAAATTTTGCTATCCAGCGCCATATTTATTCCTTTTAATTAAGCCCACACCCACCGAACTTTTACCTTGCCAGTAATCTTCTCTGTGGACGTACCATATATTGTAAAACCAACACCGTCAGTAGGTACTCCACAAGTTATACTCGTAAAGACTGCTATATAGGCTTGATCGTTTGCTGTGTGATTTGTGGAATCTTCTCTCATTATCCAAGCCTCAGCAGCACTTGTAGAGAGGATGGCAGATTGACCTGTTACAGCAACAGAAGCTTCATTTGCTCCGTTACTACCAAGTACTCCAAAATCCAGTTCTGCATTTCCAGTAGCTGACATAGTTTACCTATCAGGTGTTGGCTGAGTTCAGTGTAAAGGAATTTACTGTAACTACCTGAGATGTTGCGATTGAACTATTATCTAAGATGAGGTCTGTACCAGACATACCTGCAGTACCTTGTAACCCTGTTGTGCTTCCAGCGCTATCTACGATACGGAAGTAGCCTGCGGTTCCGGTTCCAGACGCAGTTCCCGACCAAGTTCCAGATTTAGCTTTAGAAGCACTAGAAGCTGCTGCCATCCAATCTGAAGGGAGTGCCATTTCTACTAGCAAAGTCCCTGTAGCCGCTGCTGCACAGTTAGCAGGAGCACTACCAGTATAGATACGAAGCTTTGCAGATGTGCTGATTGTAGTTTCGATTGCGTCAAGACGCGCATTGTTTACAGCGATAGAATATTGTAAAGCCATTATTATTTCCTAAGATGAAATTCAAATAAAAAATCATTCCCATTCACACCACTAGGATTGACTGTCTTTAGTGCAAAGATTTTCCACTCTACACCGTCTATTGTTATTGTGTCACGGTTAGCTTTAATCACAGGAGGTGTTGCATCAGGGTCTGTTTGATTGACAGGACGCATCATACAATATTTATCACCGTCACCAATCATCGTATTGAACTTAGAAGATAGGCCAGCATTACTCTGTGGGAAATCGAACATCCCTTGTTCTACTTGGTACGTAGTTTTTGTTCTTACCACTTCACCGTCAACGTATTCGTCAGTGTCTGAGTAGATATTCAATACACCAACACCACTGAAAGCACCTAGCATATCTCGTACCACATTATGAAATAAATTTAAGTTTATTCTCATACAGGAATCCATGCATCTGTTTTAGCAGCATTGTCAAGTTCCATCTGTTCACTTTGAGTTCCTGCAACAAAACCCTCATACCAGTCGTCTTGAAATTGCACAAGAGGGTGCGTTGTGTTATTGCTTGCAGAGTATGGGATTGGACAGGTTTGAGAGATGCTTGGGTTGAGAACTACTTTCGTTAAGAACGTCATGTAGTTGTTAAAAGCTTCGCTCCCCCAGATTTCTATATTAACAAGGCGTTGATGAGTGTTCTGTGATAGTAGAGCTAAAATGTACTGAGCACATGTTGCTGTAGCTCGTGATAAGCTGTTGTTGCAGTCTGTATAAGTAGTTTCATATACAGAATCAGAAAGCATTGGCAAATCAGAGGTGTCACCACAACGCAATCTTAGCTTTCCGACAACTGTGGTTGGATCAATTATTGCCATTTGTTTTCCTTTAGATTAGTTTACTAACTGAAATACCCTCCCATTTCTGAGAAGGTATTTTATTAGTAGACTAAGTTATTAGTTACTTGTGTAAACACGAACTACTGCTTGTGGACGGAGCAATGCTGAAATGTGATTTGACTCAGTCTCAATATTGATCTTAGTGCCGTCTTGTGATGCTTGTTGGAATGCATACATCTTTTCACCAGCAGTGTTAACGAGTCCAAAACGTTCTGCAGGAGCAAAGTAGGTCTTAAACATATCAGAACCAGTTGGAACTGCAACACCTTCAGAAGCTGTCACAATCTTAGTGCCATTGTAACTATCACGAACTTCTTTGAAAGTCAAACCACCGAAGAAGAATTCACGACCATTTGGCAATGGGCTACCACCTGCTGCTAAACGGCTACGCATTGGGTCTAAACCAGCTTGAATAGATGTGAATGAGCGATAAGCATCTTTAACCAGTGGATGAATAATCAAAGCATTGAAGAATGCTGTGTCACATGGTACAACAATACCATTATAATTTTCACCAGCCATACCGTCATAGATAGCAGCGATTACTAACTCAATTTTTGCCAAGATTTCTGTAGTAGTTGTACCTAATACAAAGTCAACAGCAGTACGAGAAACACCAAACTCAGTATTCCAGTTTTGAGAGATTGTGCCATTTGGAGCATATGCGGTTGCAGAGAACAACGCCTGAGCACGGGCTTTATTCAATGTCCAATCATGATTCTGACGCAAACGTTCCAACTTGCGCATTTGAACTTTTTGCAATTGTTCAACTTCATTGAAGTTGTCGTAAGCAGACTTGTTTTGCAAGTCTTTTGGTGTAATGTAGTCATCTTGTGGGAAGTGACCTACATTAAAAGAATGCAACTTACGAGTTCCATCTTTACTTACAGTGTTTTTCTCACCACGTACACGGTCAACAATTAATGCGCCGTTTTGAGTGGTTTCTTCAAATACAACAACGTCAGAAGCAACACCTTCTTCTGCAAAAATACCCATGGTATTGAAAGTACCATACTGGATAGGGAGGTTACGAACAGCAGACGTTAAATCAACTACGTCAAAGTTATTTAATGGGCTACGAATTAGCATTATATATTTCCTTTATTATTTAAATTAGTATTGAGCCAAAACGTCAATTCGTTGAGCTTCCAATTGTGCTTTGATATCTGCACGTTCAGCGTCTGTATCAACAGATGCACCATATGTCAGAGCAGAGTCTGCAACTGCACAATCACGATACAATACGAGAGCTTTAACGTCAGTGTTAGCTGCTGCAACAACAGAAACTGGAGCGCCTGTAGCATCACCTACCAAAACAACTTTAGCAACTTCAGTGCCATCTGTAGCAGTAGCTTCTACCAATTTGTACTTAACAGTACCAGTAACTGTAATTGGAATTGAATCACCAGCAACGAAATCTGTAGCACCGTCAGCTAATGTAAATGCGAAACCAGCTTGGTTGAATGCTGTAGCAACTTGACCTACACCAACAACTTTACCTTGTGGGTCGAGCAATGCGAAATCACCTGCATTAGCAACTGTTTTAGTAATTTTTACAGTGTACTTACCTAATTGCATATTAGCATTAGAAGTCAGAGTAATAGTACCCATAACACCATTACCAGTACCTACTGTTGCACCTGCTGTACCTACTGGAGATGCGATGAAAGAGCCTAATACAGAGCCAATTGGCAATGTAGCTGCTGCTTGGTTAATTGTTACAACTTTCTTAGCTTTACCCCAAGAGATACCTTCTTCTTGTTTTACTACGTTTGAGTAGTGTTGTGTTTCCTGTGCTATAATAGCCATATTTATTTCCTTTTAATTAGTTGTGGCAGATTGCCATTTTATTGAAGGCTTATATCCAGATGTTCTGGTCAAAGCTTACTGCTGAATACAAGCCAATCTTCATCCTCAAGAGGATTCCAACCTGCTTTGATATTTTTATAAATCACAGCTAACTTAGAGTAAGTTGTATCAAACTCTTTTGCTAGTTTTCTGCTTCCAATCGTGTTATCTTGGGTGATTCTGTTAAATACTTTGTCAGCAATCTTCCAAACTTCGATTGATGCATTGGGTTTATTCCAAGGCTTTATTAGTCTATTAGCTTCTGAAGCTTTTGAAATGTTTATTGAATTATCCCTCTTCTTAGCTAGATTACTCATCAACTTTAAAGTTTCCTCTGAGTGCTTGTAATTTCTAGCAAGGGATGCTACACTCATGCGAATCTTTGTCTCTTCAGATGCAACCCTACCTTTTTGAGACTTAGACATTTTCGCCCTAGACTCGGCAGAGAAAACTCTACCTCTGTTTATCTCAGTCCCACCAATAGATACGTTATATCCAATACTAGGAGTTGGTCTAAGTTTATACTCTAGCTCTAGACAATACTCATAATCAGCTTGAACAATAGTGTCACAAACAATGTCGTCACCGTACTTTCTCATTGCATTATGTACTGGAAGATTGCTACCGCTTCTAACTGCATGTAAGTGTTGGGTAAATCGAGTACGTGCTCCTTTACAGGAAATACCGATGTACCCTTCATTAAACATATCTGTTTGCGTCTTAGAGTGAATCCAATAAACACAGCTTTTATTCATATTACTTAGCAGAGTATTTCTCTGCAAATGCTTTTTCTAAGGACTGAACTTGATCTAACTCAACAACGTTCGCTTCTGCTGCCACGCCAGTTTCTTGAAACAGGGGGCTAGAAGCCTCTGTCGCTAATGCTGTTGCTTTCGCATCAACAATAAGGTTGAATGTAGCGTCATCTAAAGACTCTGTAGCAGCCATTAAAGCTTCTGCTTTTTCGTCCCCTACAAATGCTACAATACGTTCTTTACGTGCTGTCATTTTTGCAGTATGAGCATCTACTTCCAATTGTTTCTTAGCTGCGTCTGCTGCTGTTAAAGCTGCTTGAGCTACTTCTAATTGGGATGTCAGTTCTGCAAAAGAAGCTTCCAAAGAAGCATACTTAGTTGACAGTTCTGAGAATTGAGCTACTTGAGCTTCAAGAGTTGTTTTGGTAGTAGTGAGTTCAGTAGCAAGCTCTGCTGCAGACATCTCCACATCACCTTCTTTTTCTTTGTTCATGAGTTTTTGAATACCTTTTAGCATTACATGGTTCCTTTTTGTTTATCTACTACATATTTGACAAATTCTTTATTTGTCATAATTCCTGTTACTAATCCGTTTGATAACGAGTCTTCTGCATCAAACACCTCTGCTTCAAAACCTTTAATATCAGATATTGAAAGTCCTGTATACTTTGCTACGTGGTCTGTAAACTCATTGTTAAGTTTGTCTACTGATTTCTGCAAACTTTCCAAGAAGCTCTTCTTAAATGCCCCTGTCTCATCGAATGGGACTTTGTTTTCGCCAGAAGTAATATAAATACGTTTATATCCTTCCATCTCCATTGCCTTAGAAGTATCAAGCAGGGAAATTACGCAACCAATTGAACCACTAGAAGCCGAAGGATTAATGTAAAGCTCATCACAAACAGCAGCAATCGCATACGCAGCAGAACAAGCCATTGTGTCAATGTACCCAAGTAAAGTCACACCTTCTTCGTCACACATCTTGCGAATTTCTTCTACCGTTTCAAATACATGTGAAGCTTCCCCACCTCCTGAGGAGAAATTCATGATGATTGTTGTAGCACCATCTTCAATCGCACTTTCAACATCGTCTTGGAGTGATTGATAACTTGTACCAACCTCTCCACATATTGTCTCTACTGGTTTGTAAGTTAAAGTCCCACAAACATCAATCACCACAATAGGAAGTGGACTTTCATCAAAATCATCCATATCATCAGGTGTATCTTCCTCTTCTGGAGAATCATCTCCCATAGGAATTAGCATCTGTATACCCTTAGAATTACGAGCCTCTAAGTAATCTAAAATAACATCAAACGCCTGAGTTGTGATAAGATGGGGTGTATTATGTATTTTTGTCGAGAGCCTTAAGAGGCTATGTTTTGGCATGAAGCCTCCTTATAATTATCTAACCAAACAGAATAACAGTTATCTTCACTAGGATTCCAACCTGATTTTATTTTGTTTACAACTTTCATAGCAGAGTCGGGCGTTATGCCGAATTCTTTTGCCACTGAGCGTCTTCCAATAACTTCACCCTTTGAAAACTTTGCGTAAATATCTAAAGCCAAAGACCAACAATATTTATTAGAGTGAGGATGCTCCCAAGGATTCTCAAAAGTCATGACAGCCTTACCAATTACTCTCATTCTGGCTAAGTGTTCCTCAGCTACTTTTCTTCCAGTTCTTTTACTGGCAGATTTTTGAATAGCATCTGCTGACATTTTCTTGCCAGTATTTATAACCCTCAACTTTTCAACAGCTTCTTTAGAAAGTTTCCTTCCCTCATTCCTAGACTCACCTCCAGCACATATATTCCATGCAATATTAGGTTTACTTCGATAAGCCCATTCTAATAAGTTACAGAATTCTGAGTCATCCTCTGCTAAAATAGTCACTTTAAAGTCGGGATGTTTTCTCATAGCATTATAAAGCGTATTTTTACAACCTTTTCTAAGCATGTGCATGTGACCGCTCATCCTTTTATTTAAAGACCTAGTAGTAACACCTATATAGCCTTGAGTTTTTGGGTTAGTGTGATCTGGACTATGAATCCAATATAAAATTGCCATTCATCACCCCTTATTGTTAGCATTTTGTGCCGAATTGTCTTTTCCACCTTTATTAGATGTACTCGTACCACCATTGACAAGACCTGTCCCAACTGCCATACCCTCTGCGGAACTAGATGATTTACCTGCCAATGTGGTAGATAGGTTATCAACGTCTACTGGTGCGTTTTCATCTAAAAGTTTGAATCCACCAATTTCACGAATCTTATTCAATACGTCGCGGGTAACTTCTATACCACCAACACTGAACACACGTTGCACAAACTTGGAGAACTCTTCTAAACTTGTAGAACTGACATCTTTAAATTTAATTTGTGGAAGCTCTGCTAAGTCCCATCCGTTTAATGACCACAACTGCTGTACTAAATCCTTGTTCAATGCATTTGCAATTTCACCTAGTCTGTAACTAACAGCCATTGCTAGTAAATTTGTGTCACCATCCTGTAAACTCAACGACCCAGCAGTATCACTACCCATCTTGACAGCATCACATGACAACACAGACAAAATATTTGCTTGCAATGTCTTAATGATTTCGAGTACATTATAGGCTTTACCGCCTTTGGACTCTAACAGTGATACATTGAATAGTTTGCCTTTAGTATCAGGGTCATAAGCCATTGGGAATACAATTCCTCGTTGCTGACCACTTGCTAAGTCATCTACTATCTTACGGCAAACCTCGTACATTGCTTTTTGGTCATCGGATGCGTCTGGAGCCATGTACTGCGGAGGAATCTCTAATAGCGGGAGTCCTTGTGTATCTTTGGCAACACCTGTCATCATATTATCTGTAAGCAATGTTAGTTGCTTATAAGCTAAATATGCTGCTTTCAGGATGCTGTTACCTTCTGGATTACCATTCGTAGGGTCTACGTTGAATAGGATGAATTTCTCACGAGGGATTTTAATTAGACCATTCTCGTCCATGAGGTTAGAGAATCTATACCCATTTTCTAAGTTAGCTAGTGACTGAGATACACCGATAAGTTCTCTACCATCTTCTGAGAAGTTCCACTTTTCAATAGTAGCTTGAGGTCGTGTGCGTAATGCTTTAATACCTACAAGTCCATCGTTATACTTACTTCCGTTAGAACGTAAACGTCTGCGGTAGATTTTCTCTGAAATATGAAAGCCATATTCTAATACAGGGAAAGTGTTCTGCAATGTTTGCTGGAAAGTGTCTTCCATATCGTGCAGACAAGAATGTAAGAACTTCGCTCGTTCTCTATGCTTAGGACTATCATCAAAAGGCTCTACATACATTTCTGCACGATTCATGAGCATTCTGATAGCATTCATCCCGATAGCCACGGGAGGTGACAACCTCATTTCATCTACTACTTTGATCCTTGCTGGCATACGAAAAGCTTGATTAGCTTCTTCGTAAATTCTGCCATTAGAAGTTTTTATTACGTTAAATCCTTGCGCACCTAACTTAATACGTGGTATAATAGTGCCACTGTCAGGTTGCAGAGCTGTTGAAACGCCATCAGGCGAGTTCGCTTCTGGCATGTTTATTGCTCCTTGTAATGCTTATTATGTTTATGGTCGTAATTATACCACAAAAGTGTCTTGTTGTCAAGATGTTTCTGTAGTATGATTATATAGTTGGTATTGGGGATGGTCTAGTAAAGGACGGTAAACTGAAGGTCGGAAGTGTGTGGGTTCGCATCAACGCCTTACATGCCGTACCAGTTGCGTCCCAATAATCGTCCTTCTGCTGTCGCTTTCCATCTACAAAATCTTCTAATTCTGATAACAGTGGCTCAGTATCCCAACTTCCATCATCTAGAATTTTGACAAAACCTGCCTCAGCTAATGTCAAGAATGGCTGCATTCTGTGTAGTTTACTTTTTGTACCGCCAGACTTATCAATTCTTGCATCGACACCAGCTTCAATTAATGTCTTAACAAAAAACATAGTGGCTGCTTTAGCTGCTACACCTACGTCTTCAGGTAAGTACACTGCAGGTGAATGTCCTATAGCCTTATCTCTACGGTCTGTTTCTGCAATGTGTTCCATTACACCGTTAATTAGAGACCTGTATCGTTCTCCGTGATGGATAATGTAATAGCCCGATTTTGTCTTAGACATCATTACAGATGCAGTCCAGTCAGGGTCTGGATAAGCTTCAGAAGGTAAACTACCTGCAATATCCATACCACGAACTGTTGCTACAATGTCATCAGGAAGTTCTGTAATTACTTCGCACCAATCTCTTTTAAAAAATCCTCTTGACTCTTCTTTCGCATGCCACGACCCTAAGTAGAGACGTTCACGTTCAGTGCGCTTCAAGTTCTCCAAACGAGCTACGTAGTTTGGATTCAAGATTTTCATGATGGGGTTATCTTTAACCGTAGCAGAAATATAAGTATATGTTTGAGCTTGGATTTTATCTCCATACTTCTCAATCAACTCTTCTTTTGTATCTGCTGTTACTGTCACACCGCCATAAGTAGCGTAGTATCTCTCTTTACCAGACAATTCAGGAATGGGAATACCTGTTTCCATATCTAAATACGGCTGTACGAATTGGTAAAGGTAGGAGGCTCTTGATGGGTTAGCTGTACAGATAAGTTGGTGAGGAGCTTGTGCTTTAGAGCGAATACGAGACTCTAGGTATTTGATTTGAGTTTCACTATGCCATTGAGCTTCATCGAAACAAACTAGTGAGAATTGCCCACCGTCAAAGTTGTTAATATCCCTATCTGCTTGACACACTTTAAACTGCACTTGTGCTCCACTTGGGAATGTGGCTGTCATCTGTGGATGTGTCTTAAACTTTGCTCCGTAATCTTTCCACATATCTTGTGCTTCCATGAACAAACCACCAGCTTGTGAAAGCTGTGTGGATGTCTCACGAATGAATACACCTCTAAAATATGGGTCGTGAATGTATTTTAGAATTAACATTAACGCTTGGTGCGATTTGCCAGAACCTGCCATCTGACGTATTCAAAAGGGGTCGTTACACCCTTCCCGCTTTATTCAAGCTGCTGAAAGTCGCCTTTCAGATTAGACTATATCTTCTGACTCCCCTGTTTCCACTCACTTGAGTGTACGGCTTTCGCCTAGTCGTTGAACCTTCCTGCAAACAGGCTTGGCTGCGGATTGTCTCTGTGAGAGTTTCCCGCAATTGAAGGGATGTTTTTAACGTGGAGGCACAGGATTATCTACCACCACCGAATATCACGAAATTAGACTTGCAATTCAGAAACTTCCTGTGAGCTTCTGAAGCAGGTGCTAATACTTTACGTTCTTTTTTGCTCATTTTACTCCTTTAAATTCTGATAGCACACCACACTAACCTTGCTGCTATCTTAGGAGAACATATCTTCTCCTCTCACCTCAAAACAAAATTGCAAACAGAACGGCTCTACAACGTCACAGGAGAAAGCACGAAGGAGGAGAACGTGCCAAGGAGAATGACGGAGAGCCGTTGTATTTACAATCTAAAGAGGTTTATAAGGAACTCCTCAATCCTACACGATGGCTGCAACCTACGAATATTGGATGCGGTCGCCTGACTTGAACAGGACTGAAAGCTTATGAGACTTTCGTGCAACCTTTACACTACCCCGCAATTGTTCTTGCAGACCTCTCATCTACTCGTATGTTTTAATCTAAACATATAAAATCAAGGGTTGGCTGATTCCATCCCATATTCTTTACAATTAATCAACTTCAGCGATATTCTCAAAATCTAAAAGTGGTTGACTTTCATCATCTTCATCATTATCATCTACAATAATACCGCCATTACGTTGAATACTTAAAAGCAACTCATGATGTTTTGCTGCAAACTCTTTATTCCTAGCTTTCTCAGCAGACTCAACTTTAATAGACTCCATGTGCATAGTCATAAGAAACTTTGCTGCTTCCATCCTATCTTTCCTACTTGCTGTAGGGTCATCTCTTACAGATACCAAGTATGCCATAGATGGTTTATTTTCCTTGTTTAGCAATCGCTTCTGTATAGTAATCGAGTTCTTCTTGCTCTGAACACCTGTCCTTACTATCTCTCCTACTGAATTATCTACATCACTCATACATCTCCTGCTATTATTGTTCTGTTACGCTCATTATACATACAAGATAGTCGTTTGTCAAGCCCCTTGCAAGAATATTAACAAATTTCTTAGAAGAAAGCACTTGATTTTATTCACTTTGGGTGCTATAGTTTAATTTCTAGAAATGCTGACAAGGAAATTTAATGGATAACACTATTGAAATTACAAAACATGGAGATTGGGAAGTAGCAACAAAGAAATGTAAACTTGGGTATACTTCATGGGCAAAGAGGGGTAAAATTCAAGGAACAAATGCCGTAAATGAAACAGGACAACATGTATGGTTCAATTTTGGTAATACTCGTGAAGAAGCTCGTAAAGCAATAACAAAAGAACTCAATATAGGAGAATAATATGGAAGAATACACAGAATTAGAATACCTAGATGTAAACGACTTTGTAGAGCACATGCTCGAAGAAGATGAATTTGATAATTAATAGAAAGGAAACACAATGCAAGAAAAAACAATCACAGGAATGAACTTTGTACGCTTCATGCACGAAGTAGTATCAGCAGTAGAATCTGGCTATACACTCACACTGGAACCTCAACACGCTCCTGTAGGATACCCAAATTACAGTGTTACACTCGTACAATTGCAAGAGGATGAAAGCCTGTCAGTACAAGAGAAAGCAATTCTACAGGAGGTGGTAAATGAAACTAAAGAGGAAGTTCCTGCTAAAGAAGTTCCAAATACTACTAAAGAATCTCCTGTCGAAGAAGCTCCGAAGAAACAGCAAGGACGACCTGCAAGGAAATAAAATGAAACGTGTAACGTATCGTCTTGATAACGATGTCTATGACGTTGTAGAAACTACATCAGAATGGCTACTTATCGAATACACAGACGATGATTTTAATACAACTCTGAAACTAGAGTCTCACAAATATAGAAAGGAAGATGACGATGGGGGCGACAGCCGTTAATGAAATCACTGGTAAGATTATTAAAAGTGGTGTAGACAATTACAAAGACTATTGTGCTAATTTTGATTTGATTGGCAGTGGTGTACAGTATAAGCAACCTGAGACATTGTTTCCAGTAACTGTGCGAATTCCTAAAGATGTGTATAAAGCTTTCACAGAATTAGCAATTGAAACTGGAACAACTTTAGAGAAGTTGTTAGAGAAACAAGTTCTTAGTAATTTTAATAAATAGTATTTTGTAGTAATAGCCAAGTATGCATCAAGTGCTTGGCAGTTTAACTTTAATGTGGAGGTATCTACATGGCTCGCGTAATTAGCAAAAAAACTAAAAAATCCCCTGAAACTGCACCTGTAATCAAAGAGAAATTCTTGGAACAGCGTAAACTTGAAATTGAAAGTAAACCAATTGTTCCGATGAACGAACGGCAAGCCGAATACTTCAAAGCTATCAAAGACTATGATTTGATTGTTGCAACAGGTTTCGCAGGTTCCTCGAAGACATTTATTGCAACTTGTATGGCTGCAGACGCATGGCGAACAGGGGTTTGTAATAAGATTGTACTTACTAGACCCTCTGTGTCAGACTCTAAGAGTCTTGGTTATTTTGGTGGTGATAAGGACATGAAAGTGAAGAACTGGATTATGCCAATGTTATCTGTGTTGTATCAACGCATGGGTAAAGATGTAGTTGATGAAGCAATTGCAGATGGTAATATTCAACTACAGCCTTTAGAGACAATCAAAGGGATGAGTTATGGAAGAGGTACATGGGTTATAGCGGATGAAGTCCAAGACTGCAAGATTTCTGAAATTAAGTCTATTATCACTCGTGGTGGTGGTTGCAAGATGATTTTATGTGGAGATGTTGCACAATCTGCTTTAAACAGTGATAGCGGGCTTGCCATTTTTTCAAGAATTATTGAAAAGAATCCTCGCTTAAAAGAGTCTGTGGCACGTATTGACTTTGACTCTTACGAGCATATTGTACGCAGTAAGACATGTAAAGATTTGATTATTGCATTTGATAAATCAGGGTACTAACATGAAGATGTCCTCCGCACAACAGAAATCTATCAAAACAAAAGCTACCTTTCTTGGAAAAACTTTTAAAAGTAAAGACTGTGGGGATTTTACAGTATTAGACTATTTAAATTCTAAACAGGTACTCATACAATTTAATAAAACAAAGTCTCAAAAATGGTGTGAATTGAAAGCAGTCAGAAGTGGCGGTGTTAAAGACCCTAATTTCCCATCTATATACGGAGTTGGATTTATAGGAGAGGGTGAATTCTCTTCTAGATTTGTGGGCGGTGCAAATACACCGTGTTATGACTCATGGAGAGGGATGCTCAGACGTTGCTACTCTGAAGAAAGTCTTATTAAAAGTCCTACTTATGCAGGATGCTCTGTGGCAGAAGAATGGCACAACTTTCAAAACTTTGCTGCATGGTATTATGAAAACTTAAAAGGTGTATCTGGAAAAGTTCACCTAGATAAAGACATTCTCAAGAAAGGGAACAAGATTTACTGCAAAGAAAATTGCTGCCTTGTTAACGTCCAAATCAATTCATTATTTACTGGAGCTAGTATAGTAAATAGGGGTAAGTACCCACTAGGGGTGTTTCTAAGGAAAAGAAATGGAATGTTTGTTGCGCAAGTAACTAAAGGAAATGGTGCGCAGGAATTTTTAGGTGAGTATAATACACCTGAACAAGCTTTTTATGTCTATAAAAAGCACAAAGAAGATTTTGTAAAGCAAGTCGCAAACAAGTACAAAGACAGTATTAGAGAAGATGTTTATTTAGCTCTAATGAACTACACTGTCTCAATCGAAGATTAAGGAGAACCCATGAAAGAAAAATTCAACAAACAATTAGCTAAGAACCCATTCTTTGACGATAACAAAGTCCCTGTTAGCTATTCTCCAAGCAAATGTGGGCGTTTCACTGTAGACATCTATGACTATATCGAATCTCCTTCACAGTTCTCCGACATGATAGATGCCCTAGGTATGATGGAGCAAGATGATGAAATGGTAGTTAATTTACAATCAGGTGGAGGTTGTCTTAACACTACTGATACACTTCTACATGCTCTACGTAAGACAAAGGGACAAGTTCACTTTATTGCTACAGGATTCAATGCCTCTGCTGCAACAATTCTCTTGCTGGACGCACCATCCTTTGAACTCAGTGAAGACTTCACAGCTCTGATACACTGTGGGTCGCTTGGAGACGCTGGCAACTTAAATGAGATGCGCCAGAGTGCAGCTTTCCACATCTCACGTATGGAGAAATTGTTACGTAATACTTACGCTGGATTTATGTCTGAGAAAGAAATTGAAGACATGCTGAATGGCAAGGATTTGTTACTTGATAGTGAACAGTGGTGTGAACGACACGAACAGCGCAACAAGTGGATGCAAGAGCAAGTAGAGAAGTTCGAGAAGGCTGCTCAGAAGGCGTTAAAAGCCCCTAAGAAACCACGTAAGAAGAAAGTTGATAGTGAGGTAGCCAAAACTGATACGAAGGCTTCTGAGAGCTTTAAAGGCTTGGAAACAGGCTTTGATATGCCAGAAGAAGAGTTGATGTTTTTGGAGAAAGCTGTAAATACTAAGAAGTAATTTAGAAGCCTGCTACTTAACTGTAGCGGGCTTTTATTTTATGGAGAATTATGTTGACAAGGATAATTGAGTTGTGTAATATACGTGCTGTCGCTGTGACAAACAGTTTAAAGGGGGAAATATGATTTGGATTGTCTTATACTTAGTGTCTAGCTTAATAACATTAATTCTAATTATAAAAGAGGAATATGATAGAGGTATTGATTTGAAATTAGGTTGGTTACTGCTGTTTATTATAGTCTGCCTTGTTCCAATTGTAAATTTAGCTTGGTTGAGTAGTGTCAGAGAAATAACTATTTTGAAAGGAAAGAAACAATGAACGTGTATTACTATTACAGGAAACAAGACGGAACACTAGGTAAATTACTGGATGAATCTCCAGAGGCTATCGAGAATATTGATGATACATTAGCATTTGCTAAAGAGGAGTGGAAGTCTACTCGTGTGTTGGCTGTTATTGAAGGGGGTAAAGAGTGAGTAAAACATTACAGGAGCGTGCTATAAATAAACTTAACTCTATGACTTCAGATGAATTAGTAGAATCAATGAGAAAGCACGGATTTAAATTTGAAGGAGATGAAATGACTCGAAAACTAGCGACTGTCAGAGATTTACACAAACTCTGTACCTCGTTAATTGAAGATGGATTTATAGAGGCTGAATTATCATTTAATGATGAATATGGAATAGACTTAGGAGATTTTGGTTACATAGACTATGAAGTATTCAAATCTGTAAATGGTAAGACATATATTGATATTCAACCTTAAGGAGAGCGTATGAGTTACAAGCACGTAAAACTATTAACAGAAGCTGTGAAGCTTCCTCGTACAAAAGCTAATAACGACCAGCTCTGCACAAAGATTGAAGAGATCATTGCTTCTGTGCAATACACTACTAAAGAATACACATATACACAAGGACGACAGCTCAAGAATATGATATGCTTGTGGATTACTGATAATATGACGACAGTAGGTATGACTTTTGAAGCTACTAAGCAATTTAAACAAGGCACGACTCGCGTTAAGTGGGTTGAGAGTGTACTAAAACCGTTAGCATTACAATTGGAGGATTTATGATTAAAGAGTTTCAAGGGGAGTTCCGCTGGTTGAGTAACTTCACACAAGTTGCTATTGAGCTAGACGGTAGAATGTTTCATTCTGTAGAACATGCCTATATGTCTGCTAAAAGTGATGATGAAGAGTGGAAAGACTTTTGTGAGAATACTTTCTCAGCAGGGCAAGTGAAGAAAGCCAGTAGAAGCATTACTTTGGTAGATAATTGGGAAGATATTAAAGTAGATATCATGCGGGAATGTATAAATCAAAAGTTTAACCAGCCATTCTTTAAAGCCAAACTACTAGCAACTGGAGATACCATCATTCAGGAAGGTAACATGTGGAATGATAAATTCTGGGGAGTTTGCCTTAAAACAGGTAAAGGACAGAATATCTTAGGAAAGCTCATAATGGAGAAACGAGAGTCTTTGAAAGGTAATAAATGAAACCAGAATCAGAAACAATTGTAGCAAACCTCTTGCATGAAGTGGCAATGGCACGTAACTTATTTCATAGCTCACTTATCAGAACTATTACTTGTGAGCAACCATACACTTTGGATGATGTAATTAGTTTACTAATTGTAGAGAATATTTGGACAGAGTATAAACGAGCTGGAAATGGTAAGTGGATATTGAAAATGGAGTGGTCGGATTATTAGAATATTGAAACAAGCAAAACCTCGGAGAGCTAATACTGGCGCAGCTTTCCAGAGGTTTTACAGAAAAATTTCAGTTATAACCCCATATAGAGGATTGAGAGGATATTATAAAGGAGCTTAGATGTCAGATGAAGAAGATGTATTACATGAAGTAAATGAGTATGTAGGTGGTAGGTATCTAGACTTAGATATTAAGGTAAACAGAGGGATATCATCCATTGTCCAGAGGATATTCAATAAGAATATAAAAGAAATTGGTGTTATTGTTGTCAATCTACTAGCCTATAGAGATAAGAGAATGTTCTATCGTAGAAATACAAGTAGTACAACAAATAAAGATAAGAAATACAATCCTAATGAAATAACTAACTACTCAATCATTAAGGCTGTAGAATTATTAGAGAAAGAAGGATATATTATTAACACAATAGCTGAAGTGCAGTATGGAAAAGGAAGTAAAGGAATTCCTAGCAGCTTTACAGCTACTCCCTTGCTGTATGAAGTATTTGATGTTAAGAAGAACACAGAACATAGCAAGACAACAGTAGTGGAAGATGTGCAGAGAGTTGTGTTAAAGGATAAGGAGAAGCGTATGGTTGGATATAGAGAGAATGACCTTACTCGTTATAGTAGAGATTGTTTACGGTATTACAACTCTTATATAAGTGGTAAGGATATTGAATACACAGACAATGATGGTGTTATTAATAAAGCTCATTGCTGTCTTACTCGTATTTTCAACAAGGAAATAGGCAATACAGGACGACTATACCATAGTGAGCTGCAGAATATACACCAACACTACAGACAATCTGTGTTGATTGACGGAATGAAAACGCTAGAGATAGATTTTAGTTCGTTACACCTGCAGATGCTGATTGATATGTACTACAAGCGGGATGTGGTGGATAGCTTAGGAGATTTATACCTTTTACCACTAACAGAACAAGAGAAGCTTGTAGAAGCTAACCGATCTGCCGTGAAGCAAGCATTCAATACCGTCTTGAATTGTACATCTAGGAATAGTGCTTCTGCTGCTGTGCAGCAATACTTGAATAAGGATGGGAAGTTGTGTACTATACGGAGTGGGTGGGAGCTTGTAAAGCGAATAGAAGAAGCCTATTCATTCCTGCCATTGAATGTCATTCTCTGGCAGACAATACCTATGTCGTATGTACTTCAACGTAAGGATAGTGATATTGCTATGGACTTGATATGTTGTGGAGCTGAACAAGACATTCCTGTACTCCCTATACATGATAGTTTTATTACAACAATAGAGAATAAGCTATGGCTACAAGAGAATATGAAATATTTCTACTGTAAGTATGTGAACAATGTTCCTACATTGAATGTTTCTGTCACAATTGAGGGATTAAAGCCTTTTAGGGAGATTATATGAAAATTAGATATTTATCAGACTTACACTTAGATTGGGACAACACATTCCGTGTACCTTCACAACAAGACGACTTACAAACAACCCTTGTTATAGCAGGTGACTTATGGAAAGATTGTAAGCACTTAACAACCATCCTACAACCTGAGAACAAGAGTTGGATGGCTATCACAGCCTCTCAGTTCAAATATGTTGTGTATGTACTCGGCAATCACGACTACTGGAACACACGTCTTGACAGCCTTCCAGAAAAGTGTAACCAACTCCACAAGGAACAAGGATTGGACAATGTGTTCCTACTAGAAAATAGTGTTATCACTCTAGATAGTGTAAAATTCGCTGGAGGAACATTGTGGACTGACTACGGCAGACGTGACACTATCAGTATGATGGAAGCTACTAACTACATGAATGATTATAGACTTACAAGAGTTGGTAACGAATACAGAAAGATGAAACCTGTTGATTGTTTGCATATCTTTGACGCTACAAAGAAAACTATATTTAGTTCTGGAGCTGATGTAGTTGTAACACACATGGCTCCTAGTTATCAATCTGTGAATGCCAAGTATAAAAACTCAAGAGATGAACTTTCAAACACTTGGTATTACTCTGAATTGTCTTCGTATATCCTTGACAGTGGTGTTAAGTTGTGGTTACATGGACACATGCATGATGCTGTAGAATATAATATAGGAGAAACAACAGTTGTGTGTAATCCTAGAGGATATACAGGAGAAACTACAGGATTTGATGTTAATGCTTATAAAAAGCTTGACACAAGCAATAATCTGTCATAACATACGCTTGTCTTAACAAATTAAAGGAGAAAACAATGAGCAAGAAACACGTAGAGCTGTTAATGGAGGCTGTAAACATTCCAGAATCTGAGAGTGAATATTTATGCGACAGAATTAGGTTTATTACAGGGTTCTTTAATTGTGGTGCTTACGATGAATATCTGAATAGTAATTACACAGTGAAGCAAGGAGAAGCCTTAGTACGAATGATTCAAGACTGGCTTGATGCTAATGATGGCTATGAACATGATTTAGACAGTTGGGTAGGTTATTCCTTTGAGTTGACGCCTTTGTATAAGGACGGATGCACACGTAAAGAATGGGCTGAGACAATTTTAGCTCCGTTGGCTTTAGAGCTGCCTGATGAGTAATGTAAAGCAAACTTGCTCTTATGCCGTTTAAGGTAAATTATAATTAACAAGGAGAAATAACATGGAACAAAAGTTTTTATCAGATGGACGTAAAGTGGTTGTTGTAGGGCAACTCAATAATACAGAATGGATTGTGCAAGAAGTGTTCGTTAGCTCCGCAGGAGATGAGCTTCCTAGTGGTGAACGTTTTGTCACAAAAAGCTTACACGATGCTCCTGTAGAGACATGGAAGAACAAGGAAGAGAAGAAACTAGAAGAAAGCTTAAAATCTCTCAAACAAAAACAAGAAGAAATTCAAAACTCTATCGGTAGACTAGGACGTGAACGTGAAGCCTATGAGAAAGCTTTCAAGTCTACAAAGCGATTGTACGATACATTGTCTACACAAATGGATGAAGGAGCTTTTGAGCTTATGTGTGATGTCATGTCTGGTAATATCAAGTATGTGGTAGATGCTAGTGATTACAGTATTCCTGAACCTAAATTATTTATGGAACAGTTAAAATACCCAGATGGTTACAATATGGAAATTAAACTCATTTCATTGTTTGGTAGAAGTGATGGTAGTTTAACATATAAACTAGGACAGGATTATGATGGCTCTGGAGGCAATCGAGATGTTATATTTATTAAGACAGATGAAGAGCTTGCCAAATACTACACAGATAAAGTGAAAGCTATCTATGAGAAAAATCCCCAATATATGCACTACCATTACATTGAAACAGCTTTGCGTTGGGGAGCCACAATTGATGACAGCATTATTGAAGCTGCTCGTAAAGTGAAGGCTGATAATATTAAAGAACAAATTGAGAAACAAAAGAAAGACTTAGAAGCTAAGATGAAAGAACTTGACAATTTTGTGGGAGGGAAATAAACATGGCAATAACCGTTATTATATTAGCAATTATGATTTGGATAGGATATATGATGATACATACACAAGGAAGGGAGATAGCTACCTTGCAGCGTCAGCTTAGTGACTTACAACAATCTTCACTAAGGTCTAACACAAACATTAAGGAATATATGAAGAATCAAAACTATATTAACGATATAGTTATATGTCGTCTCTCGAAAGGAGAATAACATGATAGAAATCATCACAGGACTACTTATCCTAATTTGCCTAGTTTTGATAGGTATACAAGGGCAGCAGCTCATAAAGCAACAAGACCAAATAGACCAGCTACGAGCCACTATCACAGAATACATGTATAACATGAACAGGTTTGTACAAGCACAAGATGAAGCTAATAGAGCTATGATGGCATATATAATATCCATAGAAGATAGTAATAATGAGAAACTATAGCGCTATCTCCAGAAGCCCTCTCCCAATATTGGTAGTGTGTCTTGTCTTAGTGTTCTTTCCACAAATAGCTATTGCTGTATTTGCTATATACATTCTCTCACTAATACCCTTCTGGGTGGCTATGTTGAGTGCTCTCTTGTTAGCCTCTTATTGTATTTGCAAGCTGTATGATATGTTGTACATACAAGAAATGAAATGGGAGAAAGCTTATAAGCACATTGGGAAGTCTGTCATTGTGAATATGTCTCATGGAGAAGAGGAAGGAACATTAATAGCTGTTGACAGGAAGGCTGTGTTCTGCTATTCTGTGCAAATGGCTGATGGGAGTGTGTTTTTGTTTAGCTGTGTTAAATATGAGGAGGATGTATGAGCAATATAGTACTTTTTATTTCCATAATTATTTTTGTTGTGTTACTAAGGTTGTACGCATACAAACAAGATATTGATGGGTATATCCCTGAAGATGAAGAAGATGTTGCACAGTCAATTATGCAAGAATTTACATACCCAGATTCTTGGGGCATTAGTCCCAGTAATTTATATCACAAAGAGAAGCCTATTGTAATAAATAGAGATTCATATTACGTAGCAAACACTAACATTAGAATCCCTAAGAAGAAAGTAGAGCAACTCGAACATTTAGTGTTGGCTAGTTCAAGAGTTAAAATTAAGGAGGAAATACTGAAATGACAAACATAAGTAAATTAACAATTCAGATTAAAGTCAAATGGTGGCTGAAGTGGTACATTATGTTGTGCTATGCTCTAAGGTTTGAGCCTTCTAAGAAAGTTGTAGAGAAGGGATTTATTTTTAAGGGAGGGAAGGTGGATGGCTAGAAAGGAAACACCAAAGATTCAGGAAGTAGTTCTTGAAGTAGGAAATAGGTATAAGACAAATCTTGATGGAGATGTAGAAATAATAGACTTCAAGAACAGTAAGAAAATCATTATTCGGTTTTTGAACTCTGGAAATGTCACATCAGTACAGAAAGATGCTTTAGCAAAAGGTTTAGTCAAAGATACAGAGTACAGAAAAACAACTTCAGATGCTTTAAAGCAGGAGGAAGCTCTACGTAAGCAACGAGAGTTAGAATCTTATAAGAAACAGAGGGAGTTAGAACAATCAGCGAAACTTAAAGAACGACTCGCAGAGAAAGCTAAAATAGAAGCTATGGCACTTGCCTTAGAGAAAGCCAAAGTTGAAAGAGCTACCAAAGAGAAGCTAAAGTTTTTACACAAGTCATTCAATCATCCTGTATATGGAGAATATGTTGTAATTGATTCATGTACAGAAGAGCCTCTTAAATATAGACTCAGAATTAAATTTACTAAGACAGGGTATGAAACAGGGTCTGACATGTCCTCTGTAAAGTCTGGTAGAGTTGCTGATAAGTCTGAGGAAGGGAAGTTAGCTTTACAAGCTCATAAGAGTATTTCTAAGGCAGAGCGGTATCAACAGAATAGAGAGCATTTATTAGCAAGAGCTAAAGAGTGGCAGAAGAACAATCCTGAGAAATCTCAGGCTAGGAATAAGAAGAGACGTGCAAGGAAGAGTGCTCTTGAGGGTAAAGCCACTTATGAGGAAGTACAACAGTTGTTAATATCACAAGACTGTAAGTGTGCTGTATGTAAAGACCCTCTCGATGATACAAAACATCTAGATCACATTATCCCGATCACTCTTAAAGGTGGTACTGGGTACATCTCAAATCTCCAATGGTTGTGCCAATACTGTAGTATCTCTAAGAATGCTAAGACACCTGAGTTATGGGCTGCAGTATTAGCCAACGATAAGTGGTGGGAAGTTAAAGCTTCAAGAGCCAATAAAACGTCTTTATAGCCTTCGTAAGATATCAGGCTGCTCACATATTACTCTTCAAAATAAATGTCTTATAGGGTGCTTAAAACGCTCTGTAAGACATTCCCGTTTGTGCATAATATTCATGTATTATCACACCTCATATTTCCTGATAAATTCCCCTATTTGATAAAATCTAAAAATTTAATTTTATATGTTGTTTCAATACACATATTGTTGTTATTTTATACAGTAAATATCTGGAACGGCTAAATTTAATAAAAATTTTTCTGGAGTGACACTTGTTTGGCAGGATAACTTTCCCGATTCTTGAAATATATCTAGTAGTTTAACATGGGCGAGAGTGCATGTTGGAAATTGCTCAGAGGCACAAGTCCCATTAAGCAGGGGGTGGAACCCTCTCCGTGGAACATGCCGTGGAACATAAAATATCTACACATCCCTCGAAACCCGCGCCACGTGTAGTAACCACCTGTTTACTTCCTTCAATACAAGCGATTAGGGACGCTTAAATCATCGGATACAGTAAGACATAGGACAGCTATAGAACGTGCCTTGTGAGTGCTTCTAATGCCTTGTAATGAGTATTGTAAGCTATGCTAGGATAGGTTAGCTCATGAGGATATAGGAAGGGAATAGGTAGGACGACTGGTACATGATAGCATTTCGCTATGTTATGCACCAATTGGTGCATGTGTTGTGGTATTAGTAATACGTCGATCTAGTACCTTAGTACAGTGTCTTTCGGTGAAATGTGAGTGGTCACTCACTTCTATACTGGAAAGCTTGCATTTGACCATCAATAGTGTATCAGTCCACTACTACATATAGATAGAATGCAAGAAAGGACACTAGATATAGTGCTTTACAGGTGTATTGCCAGCACATAAAAGAAAGCCGCTGAGAAGCGGCTTAAATGGTCTTACTGCATCAATCTACCAACATGCTATCGAATACCTCGTAATACCCCATACAAGCATATGCCGAATACAGTAAGCACTAACAATAAGAACGTACACAATAGAAAGCCTCGCACAATAGGATACTTATACGCTATACCAGACCGACCATTAGCATACTTAAAATCAACAGTAAGCATAGTAAATGGTATCAACAATAAAGCTACCATCGTAGCAACAACTAACAGGAATACACCTAAGTCCAAAATACTTACTTCTAACATGATATGCACCTTATGAAATGAATTGGTAATACAGCCCGCTCTGCGCGGGCTTCTCTTTAATTATACTACTGTCAAATGACTACTATGGAAAGCCTTAGATACCTCTTTGCGCTTGCCTTTAGGTACCCAGTTGATATAGATCAAACCTTCCACACCTAATGTCGGTGCACATTGAAAGTCTACTGTACCTACTACACCGACGAATTTATCTTCATAATGTGATGTAACTTGAACTTTTGTACCGGATGTGAATGTAGTCATTTTATTTCCCCTTACTAGGCTTTGCGGAATTGCTTGCCCGATGTAGTTATTATAGACTACTGAAAAAGAATTGCAAGCACTTTGTGAAAATAAACGACAAAAAGCGCAATAACTTAATATTGCGCTGGAATGTCTAAAAAGTAGTTTAGTTATATAAGTTTATAAACAAGCCTTGTATAGCCTAAACTATTGCACGTTTCAGAGAGCTTATACCGCTTTCCTGTCATTTTCTTAAACTTTGCTGATATTGATCTAAACTTTCTCTTGCTTGTACCATGATAATGCTTCAAACTTTCTGAAAGAATGCCAAAATCAGCATGCAAATTCGTATAAATGGAATAGCTTTCTTGGAGTGTTTTGTCGTTTATAATGTGATAACAATACACTTCCAAAGCATTACTATTCTTTTTAATTAATTCGTCATATGTGCTCACGATACTCGCCTAATCTCTATTGATCTGTGTTTATACTTGATTGCACTAATACACTTCGGTCTTACAATAAGCGCTTCCTTGAATGTCATAGGGTCAAAGCTTGATCGTGTCACTCTGTCCTTAGTCTTGTAGTAGATTGTATATAGTCTATTGTCCATGTTATAACCTAGTCATATTAAGTTTAACCATCAAAGCCAAGTTAGCCTTAGTCAAATCCACTTGCTTACACTTCATTTCCTTGAAGCCTGTTGAATAGTCTCCAGTCTGGAAACAATAGAATCCATTATCAAAGCCTGTATAAGACCAGCCAATAGGGGCAATTGCTTTGCAAATTTCTTTATGGTTAGTAATTGGTGTTTTCATAATCCTACCATCTCAACTGTACCAGCAACGATTTAATAAACAACTTCTTAGTATTCCCACTAAATGACACACCTTGCCGTGTAGCATATTGTTTTGCCTCTGCTAGTGTAATGTGATTTAAGTCAAGCTTTTCCACTATTGACAAAATACTCTGTCTTTTCCATGTGTCCATTATTTAAACCCCTTCATAGCTTCCATGTTTTCCATCATGTCTCTTTCAAACATAATCAATTTCTTTCTAATAAAGTTAATAACTCATCAACTGAATATTGCCAAGTATTGCCCCGAATTAAGCTTTGCATTGTAACATAACTCCCGCAATCAGACAATGATACAGGTTTTGAATTGCAGTATTTTCTTCTGGAAAGCTTAACAGCGTACTTCCAAGCAATTGACTTTGATTTTAACATAATTTAAGCCTCGCAAATAACTAGTAAATCAGATTGAAATCGTAAATCGACTTGTTTAATTGCATTCTTTAAACTATCCATTTTATGCAATGACCAGACAGAAAACCAACGTTCTATGCCATCTTTAAAAACTAATTGCCAGTCTGTCCCGTGGTAATAAATTTTAATCATACCAACTGATGAATTATAGAAAGCATACATTATAAAACCTCTTCAAAAGTAAATAGTCACCCATTAATTGTAAGAATTTCCCCACTATCTAAGCACAATGCCTTGAATGTAGAATCAAAATCAACTTCAGTAAAAACATGAATAAACAAATCGTATTGTGGACAGCTTGCAATGTATTTTTTCATAGAATAAGCCTATAAAGAAAATTAAGAGAATAGCCCGCTTGAGCGGGCGTTAAATGTTAGCAATAAGTTTCAATTGCAAATGAATTACCAGTCTGAATAAAGTTTGTCAACATGTTGTGACGTTCCCAAAATGCAGCGTATTCGATAGCTTCATTTTTATCGTTGAACCAAACTGTATTGATTAAAGTCATGATATTTCTTCCTATTTAATTATGCGCAAATTTGCGACAAACAAATCATCTCATGAATTACTTTTAGCTGTCAACCACTTATTTCAAAATACTTTTAAATTCATTTTCGCAGTATTTAGACCATTTAGGAATTTTACCCTGAGTTATCAAATTATGCTGAACATCGAAAAATTCTCTTAACTCCTCGAAGTTATTGAACACGTCTATAAAACCATTGTTTGATATTGTGACGGTCTTCGATACCTTGCAAACATCTAGTTTCAGATTGTAATATTGTGCAAATCTCTTGCAATAGGTTTTGTTCAGTAAATTCATTTTAACGCCCCTTGTAAAGCATAATTGTACATTTCTCGCTTATCCGTTCCCCGCTTCCATTGTTTGCCTTTGTAAGCCGTTTTAACGTGCTTCTCGCTTGTTTCTTGTTGCTTAGGCTTATTCGTACTTGTACGAATTATTTTATTAGTGTAAATGTTGCTTTGCATTTTAGTCTTTCAGTAAGTTGGTAATGTTCTCTTTTGCTTCTCTAATTACGTGATCTATCATATCCGAACAATAATCCTCTTTGATATTCCAAAATTCTTCAAAAGTATTATAAATGCAACTACCAAGATAATAGTCAGCTAGTTCTATACCGTTTTTACTTGCTGTGATTTTAGCAAGAAAATGTACGTATTCACCAGAATTAATTTTATCTTGTGTTTCTTTCGCATCTTCATATTCGCTGAAACTGTCAAAAATGTTATCATCAGCGGGGAGAGCATAAAACGATATTAAAAAGCCTTGAATAGTTTGTTGTTTAATTAACATTTTATTCACCTTATAAATAATTTAAATTAATCTTGCTTTGTTGGAGCTGTACCACATTGCGCAGATATCCAGTCGATAATACCACGTTTATAAATGTGACTTTTCCACACTTTGCCTGAGCTGTCTACAGCTTGCCATTTTGCAAGGCTACAAGGGCTATATTGAATTGTGAATTGTAATTTAGGTAAATGCATCATGTGGTTAGTCTTTCGAGTATTTTAAAATCAATTCATCGAGCTTGCTTTGATGTTCTGCTATAAGCTTTTCACATTGTGAGATTCGTTCTGGTTGCTCATTTTTAGCCTTATATCGTGCAATCGCATCTTGATAAAGCTTTATATTCCTATCGTGCTTTTCTCGCAACTGTATCAATATTTCTTTATTAGTCATAGGTATATCATAGATAAGCCTAGATACTATATCACAGCCGTGTGTATCACCGTCAATGTAACAATCTAGGCGCTTATCTTGATCTAGGGTTTTAAGATATTCGATAGCATTAGTAACTGTCAAGCCATCAATTTTATCTATCCAATTGATATTAACCGCTTTTAATTTAGTGTAAGACATAGTTAGCCTTAGAATGAAGAACAATAAACAAAATAAGTTACACCGTCATTTTCGTACTCACCACAAACAATCGTATTATCTTGCAAGTAATCCCTCACGGCATCGACAATTTCCTCGTCTGTCATGCTGTCATCAATATCTATACGATAATCTGAAGCGATATCTGCTACACGAGATTCTGAGTAGTCACAAGCGATTGCAACTAGATCAAATTCCAATTCCGTCTCGCAACCGCTTTCCATTTCTTCCAAGTAGTCGAAAAGAATTTCTAGGCCGTCATAACTGAAATTGTCGCGGTATGACGAAGTTAAGAATGCATCAATAAAATGTTGTTTAGATACTGTAGTTTTCATAATCAAATTCTTTCAATAAAATTTAAGAGGGGTAATACAACAAAGAAAACGACAAACAAAATAATGCTAGCTTGACGTGTTGAAAGGTTTTTCATAATGAGTTTAATTCTTTCGCTTTTGCTTCGCAGAATTTGAAGCCTGTACCAATAAAATAGTATACATACGTTTTTGTGTCTAATACTGCCCACTTGTTTTTATACTTACATGCACGATAAACATTCATTTTATAAGATGGTAGCATAATAAAATCCTTAAAAATTCAATATAAAATAAGACAATTTGAAGCAATTCCATGATTCACCTGTAATTATAAAACGTAAACAGTAAAATCATTTACAACAGTTTTATGCTTTCCACAGTAATGTGTTGAATAATCGTTAGAATAATATTTTGTATACCATTCACCCATAAAGTAAAATCTTGAGTGTGGTGCAAGCTCTGAGAATAAAATAGGCTTCATAATATACCTTTAACTAATTGATTAAATTCCTACATTCTAGCACATAACATCATAATAAAATAAATGGGATTTTTAACGTGTTTTTACCAGTTCCCCACATGCTGCATTTATTCTATTACTTTGTCCAAAGTTTCGTAAAACTTGTTTAGTGCCAGTGGTTGAACTATAGCGAAACAAAAAGAATCTGTCAAGCTAATTCTTAAAATAAATTTGAAATAGTTCTTTTGTTGAAATAGCTTGCATTCTGATTTTAGATGGTCTACATTATCACTTGTGCGATTTGCACTAATAACAAACGAAGGTGGAAATTATGAAAGCATGGAATATCAAACAACTATATGAAGCACTTCAAAACGACTTACTTACATGCAATACTGATTTCGAGAAAAGCATGTGCAAAGCAATTGGCGGCAAACAAATAAGAGAATCAGCAATTGAATTTGCTAAAACTCGCAAGTTGACCCCGATTGAAGTTGCAATTGCTCAAGAATTCGGTTATAAATAATTTCAAACACGGGCTAAAGTTTCCTCTCTTTAGTCCGTTATAGTTGTTCCCTTCGCTGTCCGTCTCATTGACAGCACACAATAATCTATCATCGTATTCCGAAGCCGATTATTGCCTCGTTTCGCCTTCCTTTGGAATAGCGCTATTAATCCGGTTTTGCACGATTACTTTATAACGTGATTTAAGCCGCTCTGAGCCGTTTAAATGATTTAGGCTAGTAAGTATCCAACCTAATGTTTTAAATTGATTCTGAGCGGTTTAAACCAAGCTATAACGGTATTCTATAACATCCTTTGAGCTGTCCGAGCTTGCCAGAGCAATTCCTTGCAAGAAACATTGCAGCCAGGGAATGTTACATCCTAGTAATATTACTTGCAGGAAATGTTGCAAATCAGAAAGTTTCCCACAAGAAACATGACATTTCAACAAGATTGGCACGGAAAACGAGGAATTCATGGGGAGGGGAAATGATTATATAACTGCAAAGGTTGGCTTTAAAATTTTTAAATTTTATAAATTTATTTTATAGAATATTCCACAGATATTTCCAAGCCTTGAGTGGCAACTCCACATACAACAAAACCCTGCTTCCAGTAAAGGAGTGACAGGGTTATAAATCTTTACAAATAGTATTTCAAACAAAAATTAACATTGCTAAAGCCAGCAATTAAGCTATCCAAGTTGCGCATATTGATATGTTTGCTGCCTGTTATCATATCTGAGTAATGTCCGTTAGCAAGAAAATGTCTGATAGCAGCATTTAAGAACTCCACTTCACATTTCTCAGTGAGCTTTATAACCACAGGAGAATTTTCATCCAACCTGTTAACTGAAATACTCATAATGTCTCCTTGACTTTATTGTGAAACTTATTCAGTTCCTGATGTACATAGTTATAGTCAATAGCAGGATTATAAAGATAACCAACTCCTAAATGTTCCATACCATCTCTTACCCTTTTGCTTGTAGACTCTCCCAATACACCTAACAAACTGAAATACTCCTCTGCTGTCTCCAATGTAATTGTAATAGGGACATACTTAGGCTTCTCTACTCCTTGTTGTGTCACTTTCATTATACTACCTCCTTATTAAGCTCGTCTTGAGCAAATTTAAACACATAAAACTTCCCACTATCCTTTGGGCAACAAACTCTGTTGTTCTGTCTAGGTGTGATAGCTCTAATACAACTAGCCTCAACATCTAGTACACAGCCTCTGCAAAGGAAGTTGTCAAGCTTGTTCTCATAATTATTCTCTACAAGAACAATCTCCCTACCCTTGTAATACATTCTTTCCATGTTCCCTCCTATATTCGTGCAGATAAATGTGTAGCATGCCACTAATTAAGCGCAGAAAACTGTATAAAACGCTATATACTACACATTTTGTGTTATTCAAATTACATTTTCCAAGGCAAATCGTATTTTCCTAGGTCAAATGATTTTGAAAAAGTTCGATGAATTCCTATTCAATCGGTTTTCCTATACCACAGGCTTCAATCCTCGCAAAGCATCTTCCAATTCCTTCTTAGAGTACTTCTGTCCCATTAGCTCTACGGTTTCATCATATTCAACATTAATAACTACTTGTTCTACGACAGGAATGAGTTCATACGACTTTGTAGTTTTGATGGTGTATTCTTCTGATGACTTTACTCTACTGTAGCCATCCTGACCAATCCGTACAAAACCGTCCTCTGTTGTGTATATCCAAGGCATCAAGCTCGCATCCTCAGTAAACATAACAACGCTTCCATAACTCTTCCATCCATACCCAATAGAAAACAAAGCTTCCTGAACCTCTTTAGACTGCTCTGGAGATGTCACTTTAAACTTCATGGCTTTGAATGTTGGCTTTACAAGTTCAAAGTAACTTCCAGAATAATATCTATCTCCTCCCTCTAACGCAACAGTACCGTCCTTAAATATGTTCTGTATCACATAAGTGTTACCTTCTTGCATAAACCCACTATCATAGGTTGCTACGTAAGGTGTTGTACGCACCACTTTATCACCTGCTTTAAATTTATTCATATATGTTCTCCTCAAGCATAAACGTCATAGAACGAAGCATATTCATTATGCTGTCCTACAAGCTTCACACTCATGTCATACAGCAGCTCATAGCTAGGCACAGCAGATAATGCCAAGCTTCCCCAATGGTTTTGCACATCCTGAGAGGCGTCTTTGTTATATCCATTGTTGCTGAACATGTCAATAACAAGCTCTGTATTAGCCATATTGCCAAACACAGGAATGTAGCTCTGCCAAATTTTAGCAATGTCATGGCTAGTCTTGCCATTAGCCATTTCATTCATCCAATATTGAAAGCCTTCTGCGTCTGGTACTTTGTTGAATGCTACGTCATACATTGCTGTAAGAATGGCTGCATTCTTGGCTGTAATATCATTGATTGTTTGTGTGTTGTTCATTGTAATTCTCCTTTAATTAAATTGTTAAAACAAAGCTTCTTCACATAAGTCTGTGTCAAATACCACTTCTTTGACAACATCGTAAGTGTAGCTATTATCACTAGGCTTGTCAAGAGAAATTTTGAGTAATTCTCCGAAGTCATCATATATTTTGTATGTGGTCTTAAATATCTTCACGATATTTCTCCTGTGTTTTGTAGAGCTTCATACTTCAGGTTGTTATATTTATCAAATGCTTCTTGTTGAGATATGGTGATTAACACTTGCTTACCGTTGTACTTCACCGTATATACATCTGAATATGGATTGTACCATAAAACTATACTGTTTGGTAAATCTATTGGCGAGCATCTAATGTTAATCTCCTTATCTAAAGATAGAATAAAATCTCTTTCTGTAACAACATCTTTCACACATCCTCCTTGTATTTGTTAGCGAATGTGAGCATATTAGCTCATCTAATTTTGTATGTCAACATTTATGTTATGTTACGTTTCCATTCCCCATAAAGCAAAAGAGCCATAATCCAACTAAGGACTACAGCTCTATATTCTTTATTTATCATTTTGTTCTGGTATAACGTACTTGAAGTAAACTAGAAGAAACTGAATGTACTTTATAATAGCACTTTACAGTAGAATACTATCAACCTTGTTCAAACTTTTTACTCGCTACTCATAAGCCCCCAAACCCCCATTACACAATTGATGTATAATAGAAGTTTTAGCATTATGGTAGTTTGTAAAGAGAAACAACATAAGTTGCTATCAACCTCATCCCAAACTATTCCACTCTACTACTCACAAGCCCCGTATGTAAAATTATAGCAAGAAGTGTTCCAAAATACAAGTAGCTCTTATATACTCAATAGTTATATAGAACAGAATAATTAGATTTAAGTAATATAAAGTGATTCTCAACAAATCTCTTGACAAGCAAATTTAAATACGTAATAATGGCTCCACTGTTCAAGCAATGGCTTGGACGACATTAACCAGACAGGAGAATTAAATGAAAGCCATAGACTTCCTACTTAGCATAAAAGATGCTCTGCCAATGTCCAACGAAAAGCCTTGCACAAAAGCTTCTAACAGTGAATTAAGACGTTGGATTCAACAAGGCGTAGTGTTATTTAACACAGAACGAGTGGAGATTAACGAAGAGATAGACTTCCCAATATTTTCGTTAGTTATATTTCCAAATAGCAAGAAAAAACGTTGTACATTAGTTTAAATTAAGGAGAACAAAATGAAAGATATGAGCTACTACACAACAATGACAACCATATACCCTAACAAACATGACTACCAAACAACATATTATTACAAAGCAGGAGTATGTGTTGGAAACTCAAATGATAAGAGTGTTCCTTCAGACTACTCTATAAAAGAAACTATTGTTGATGAGAAGAATTATAAAGAGCATCTGGCACAATACAATAATGAGAAAGCAAAGCTTCATAACGAGTTCAAACTAGATTTATTTGAAGAGCTTGGCATTACAGATCATCCTAAGCGTGAGAAATTGTTTGAGAAAGCTTGGGAGAATTCTCGCAGCGATGGACTCTATGCTGTACTGAATGAAGCTGAAGAGCTTGTTGATTTGATTAACTGAGGAGAATGTAATGAATACAAACATGCCAGAACTAAAAGCTAATCTAGGAGAACATATCTCAGACTTCCTAAAACGAGCACTAAAAGAGGTGAGAGAATCTAACTGGAATGGCTTTGTTGCAAAGCATAATGACATTGAAGTTGTTGTATATCGAAACAGCAGTTATCTAGATGTTTGTGATAAGTATGATATGCAAGTGAAGATTGTACGTTTAGAACATAAATTGAATAGGGAGAAATAACATGACACGAAAAGATGAATTCCTAGAGAAACTTAAAGCTCTATTACGAGAGTATAATGCTGAGATTTCTATTGAGACAGTTACAAGAGGTTGGTCAGACGATCACAACATACAAATTTACGCTGATTCTATTTATAAAGATTATGAGTGCGTTGCAGAGGGATTTGAAATCAATCTAGGTTGTTGGGAGAATGGAAAATGACACTACAAGAATTCCTATCCTTATGCCCTCCAGAAATGAGGTTAGGGCAGCATTTTGTTTGTAGCTATTGGAAAGGTTGTGATGAAGACTCACAGAGGTTATTTCAATTAGACGGGGATGATGCTGAACGATTCATACTAGAGCTAATGGAAGATTTTCAGTGGACAACATTACCAGAACCTAGACGATATTGGGAGGAATGATGACAGAAGAGACAATCTACATAGAAATACCAGACTACATAGTTTCTTGGAGGGATTTAATGGATTTTACAGGTCAGTGTTGGTGTGTTCAAACTAAGCACTACTTTGATGGCAGAGAAGAAGTTAGCATTGAGAAGAACACACTGAAAATTAATCTAGAGGACTTTTTATGAACGAAGAAGACAAGCTAGACACAGAGCTAAAAGCTCTATACAATGCATATTGGCAAGGACTACAGATAAGGAACAACTCAGAATACTTAGAGTTTGAAGCTGAAGAAGACATAGCTGTATGGGAAGGCATGATGGCTAACAGGGAGAAAATTGCTGAGAAGGCTTTTGCGTTAGAGATTGCTGAGAGTAGGTTGTTTTATTTGGAGAAAGGGAAGAAGCTATGAATAATATCAAAATGAATCAAGCACTATCCAATAAAGATTTTTCATCTTTTAAGAGTGTCGGGTACAAAGTTACAAATGCCAAAGATAAATTTCCAGAATTCTCTGGAATCAGAGTTATGATGATGCCATTCTATATCTATAATTTAGATAGTGTTCCTGAGAGTTTAAATAAATACAAACCTCTTATTAAGAAAATGCTAGATAACAAGCCAGAGCATGTCAAGAGTTGGGATGAAAATACTGCATATCTCTCAATAGATGAGGGATTTGTGAAAGCGGGAGTTATTCAGCGTAAGTCTGGGCTACATGTGGATGGTATGTATAACAATACATTAGCTGGTGCTTGGGGTGGTGGAGGAGGTGACGGTGGTGGATGGGGTAGCTGTACCAATGGGATGCTTCTATGTTCAAACACAGATGATTTGTGCGTTATGTACACAGGGCATGTAGAAGGAGTTCCTATCAATGATGGAGATTGTGAGCACTTAAAAGACCAATTAAGTAATTTGCAAGCATACTCACTACAAGCAGGTGATGTTGTGTGGGCAGATGGGCTTATGATGCATGAAAGCCTTCCTGCAAAAGAGGATGTTTATCGCCAATTCATCAGAATTTCCTTGCCAAATAATTCTCCTTGGTTTGAGGGATATACTGAGAATCCTCTAGGAGTGAAGCCCAGTGGTAAGATTTTGAAACAGCGCAGAATTTGAATAAGGAGATGAAATTATGAACCATACTGTAAAATTCTCAGATATTGTCAACTTAGTAGCAGACTACAACAGTGCAATGTACGCACCACATAACATGTGTGTTCACTTGGGATGTGACTGCGGGTGTGGAGGCGATAGTTATACACCGGAAAGTTGGGATGATGAGTGTAAAGATGCTGACGAAGCTGTGCAGAGGGCTATTGATTGGTGTAATCTATATGGTGTTGAATATGATGGGATGGATGTATGAAACCATACATAGAATTTCCTGTTCACTACAAACCTCCTTCACAAGAAATGTTTGACGAAGCTAAGGCTTATGGAGAAGTGGTTACAACAGAGTCTGAAGGGTGGTCTGTTACAATTAGCTTCTATAAAGGAGTTTTCTATGTTCTTGATGTGGGAGTGACTGAAAATAATTCTTGACAGCTCAAAACATCTCTGCAATAATGAGCACATATTAACGAATTAGGAGAAATTCAAATGTCAAAACGTGTACTTTATGCTCGTGTCTCTCGTTCAGATCAATGCCCAGAAAATCAGATTTTTGAGCTTGAGGAATTCATTGGTGGTAAATTTGATGCTTATTATATCGACCACGGAATTTCAGGAGCTAAGAGCGTGTATGAACGTGCAGGGTTCTCTCGCATGATTCAAGAAGTAGATTCTAACACAACTATTTATAGCACTCGTGTAGACCGTTGGGGTCGTGGTTCTGGTAATACTATCTCGATTGCTGAAACACTCCTGAAACGTGGAGTAAAGATTAACATCCTCCAAATTGGTAAAGTCTTACAAGGAGAAGATGATAAGATTGAGTTTGATATTCATGCTGTGTTAGCAGCTAATGAACTCAAGAGTATTAAGAAGCGTGTAATATCGGGATTGGCACGTCGAAAAGCTGAAGGGGTTATACTTGGCAAAAGACAAACAAACTCTCCAGACAAAATCAAAGCAATCCTATCAGACTTACAAGCTGGTGTTTCTCGTATGAATGTAGCACATCGTCACCAAGTTTCTGAGAAAACTGTCAGCACATACAAGAAGCAATATTCTTGTGCAGAGGCTTTCATGGAGCTTGAAGCTAAGTGGGAGAAGCTACAACAACAAATCTCTTCTAAAACAATTTAATATGAAAGGAAACATTATGAACATTTACAACCCATTCAAAGAAAAGAACTTGTGCATGGATGATATGAAGCACAATATCACAGGTCGTATGCAGGATTTAACACCTTTGGCAGCTCTGCAGCAAGCTAACGCTGAGAAGCTTGAGAAAGCTAAGGAGATACTAGGTGTTAAGTATATTCTTCACCCTGTTCATTCTGTTACACGTAAGGAGAATACATGTCAATAGTTCTATATGAGAAATGTCTAGCTGCTCATGATTGGGAATTTGACAGAAGTGACGATTTCAGAGTGTATCGCAAAGGACGTGAAGAACTAGTACAACTACAACGTATGCAGAAGCTATATGACGCAGATTACACATTATGGAACTATTATGCTCCAGAGGAGTTTAAAAAGAATATTGAGAAAGGGCTTGACACATGATTTTAGATGCTCTATTATTCGTTGCATACTTATTGCAATGTTATGCTGTGACAGCAATTAGTGTTGTATTATTTGTGGCTGTGCAGACAGCTTATACATATTTGAAGGGGAAGATATGAGTGACGTAGCCTTAAGAATAATACCTGAATTAGCGAATGAGATATTAGAACTTCGTGAACGGGTAAAAGAATTAGAAGCAACTCTTGAAGCAATGAGTAAATTACTTAGCGTTAAGGAGCACAAAGAATGAACAGTGAATATGAAATGTCTGAAGAGGTTAGGAGCTTAGAGCAACAACTTGATTGTGCTACAGAGTTTTGTAGACAATATCAAATTGAGAATAAGCAATTGAAAGAACGTGTTAAAGAATTAGAGAGCCAACCAGCACAAGAGCCAGTGAGTTCTAACGAACGTGTGAAGCAAGAGAGCTGGATTAGCGTTGAGGAACGATTGCCAGAAGTAAAGCACGAAGATTATGAGTTTGTGCTTGTAGCTGTTGATTCTGCGCACACTGGTAAAACGCATGTCTTTGAGGCCGCATATTTAAATCAAGTTGAGGTCATGACAGAGGACGGCAACTACATATCTTTCACTGGATGGCATACAAGAACAGAGCATCCAGATTATGACGGATGGTATGAGTCGATTGGCAAAAATGGCGATGACCGAGTTGTCACGCATTGGATGGTTAAACCGCTGCCACCAGTGAGTCGTTCTGACGAACAACCAGTTAAAGGGGTGACGGAATGAACCAAATGAAATATGTCGTACTAAAGCCAAATGACAAAGAATTGATTTTTATATTTCCAAAATCAATCGACCATGACAGATTTGTTGAAACGATGGAATCAATGCGCTACGGATCAAGAAGCAATTGGGAAAGGCTGTATCCAAATCCAATATCAGCAGGATTCACGGACGGTAAAACATGCTTTGGTCGTAGCGAAACATTGAACCTAGATAGCCGAAAAGATGTTGATACGGCCTTGCTTAATGGTGCGCAACCATGACAGACAACAGTAAAGAGGGAGGCGACAAGTGAAAGAATTTAAATGTTGGTATTGCAGGCGCGTAATTCACCCGCTAGACGAGTTTCATCATCTTTGGTGCAACAGGTCTTGGGGTGCGTATAAAGAGGTCAATCATGACTAACACACGCACACTAAAGAGCCGCAATCAGCGCGAGGGATGGTATGCAGGGAAACACAGGGAAATTAACCCAGATAAAAACTGGTGGGAA